TTGTTCTTCATCTCGCCTGTAATTTTTACGCCATTGACATAGGCTGTCTTTCCGGAGAGAATTTCTGCGCCTGCCGCTGTCGCGTCGGATGTATCGGCATTAAAAGTACACGTACCTACAATCGGCGCACCACTTTTATCGTGAGCAGTATATGTGCTCAATATCTTATCTGCTGTAACAGTATCAGCGGTTAAGTCAATTAATGTTTTTCCTCCATACACTACTTTAGAGATGTTTTTTTCAGCCATAAATTACTTCGACCTCACTTCCTATGTATGCCGTAATTCCATCAGACAAATTAGACGTTTCAAAATATGGAATTTTTTCAACAGTAATATTTTTTGTTAATTGTTTGTTCGCCGTCGGTAATATCTGCACTTCATGAGCTTCGGAGTGTACCGTATAAGCTCCGTCATAAATATCAGCACCGATACTCCGTGCCGATAACATCCCATGTAGGTTACCTTTGTTCGGTGATAAATTACCATGCAGCTCACCTTTAGCAGCTGTTAATACGCCTTGTAACCTCATTAGTATGTCACCTCCTCCATTAAGAGGAACTCATGCGGCGGAATAACTGTATCAACGTAGCCATCAGCACGGCGAAGCTCAATGTCATATACATAAGCTCCAAACGCTAACCCTTCGGTATCTGCTGGCTTAATATCAAGCTCACCATTAACGATAACTTTTTGCAGAACGATAGTCGGGTTACGTACTGTGCGACGAAGCGTAAATGTTAATACATCGCTGTCAGTCAGTTCAACATTCCTGCCGTTAATATCGGTGATGCTAATGTTAAAAACACCGCTATCACCTCTAATCATTCTGATATTGTTGTCATCAACTTTAAACACCGCTATCACCTCTTACAATTCTATATTGTTGAGTTCAAAAACAGTTTTGCAAGATTCTACTTCAGCCTGTTTTTTCCAGCCTGCTTGTTTACAATCTCCTATATGTATGCTTAAGTCAGCTAACCACTGTAACACTTGACTAGCACTAAGATATTGAATTGTCTTTTCTTTTTCTCCGTCTTTATAACCACGAACCGGGCACCCAATGGAATATTTTTTTTCAAATTGTTCCGTGTTTACATTAAGAGCAATGCCTTGCATTGTGATCTGCGTTTCTAAATCGCTGTCGTAACGCACAGGTTCTCCGCTGGCACTGCTGACAAAACCTCCTGTTATTTTCGCTGCTGTCCATTCGTCAATTTGTGTAAGCTTTATAGTTTTAAATTCGTTAAATGTTTGAGCAGGAATTTCTACTACCTCGTAGTATTCACCTTTATCCTCAATAGTTGCGCCATTGGCATTACACCATTTAGCAGCATCTGCATAATTTTTGCCATCAAAATTCTCTTTAAAAAACTTAGTTCCTATCATTTTATTTACGCTCCCATCCGGCAACATACCAATATCCTGATACATTTTCACCAAATCCCGAACCACCTTGACCACGTCCATAAACCTTAAATGATGTAGTAGTTACTGTATCTACAATAACAACAGCAGACCCCATGCTTGTTTTTGAAGTCAGGATAGTATAGTTGGTATCCTTCATAGGAACAATTAACGTAACAGCTTGGTTATACAGTGATGTAAATGTCCCGCCCTGTTCTACCCAACCGTTAGAGTATTTTTTATACCATGAAGAACCATCTTGATGCATTTCAGTTACATATCCAGAATTTTTACCCATAGCAACTAAGCTAATTTCGTTTTCCCCAATGCTGCCTTTATTGGTATTATAAGAATCTTCACTATCAAATACATTAATAGTATTCAAGGTCGATGTTGTTGCCATTTATTATTCCTCCTTTACAGGTCACTCACTGTTGCTGATAAAGTGTTTATGTCTTTGCCCCAGCTTAATGTAATGCCACCGTTAGCACCACTTGCATATATTCTCAAAGCATATGTTTTGCCTGCTGTAACAGCTACTACACTTTCTAATTCTTGACGGTCATTTTCGCCATCATAATCATTTTCAGAATAGCTCCAACCTTTACCCCAAGTTAAACCGCTAGAAGCATTAGCTACGCTAATAACATAGGACACATCTTCTCCAGCAGGTGCATCAGCAACATGAGGACTGCCAACACATTTTATCTTCGTTATATTACTAGGAACAATAAATTTAACTGTTTCATCCGTCGTGTATTTCGTGCTTCCACTCACAACAGTGCTAAATGCAGCAGTATAGGTAGCACCCTGGGTATATGTAACAGGCACATACAGTGTTTCTCCGTTATAGGTAACTGTAAGTGTTTCGCTTGTGCCTTTATTGCCAGAGAGATAAAAGGTTACACCACCTCTACCACTACTATATGTTACGCCATTAATATTTACAATCTGTTGAGGTGGAAAAAAACCACCGTCTAAAGTGCAAGTTAAATATATGCCTACATTTTGAAGATGTGATAAGATATAGGGTTTATCTTTATATTTAGCCAAATAATTCTTTCCATTTATTTTTGCTATGCTAAACATTTTACCACACTTTCAATTTAATGCCGATGTTATCAAGTCCAAGATTTGTTCTAGCCTGCGCAGCAGTTGTAGCTCCTGTACCGCCATTAGCAATAGGCAACGCTCCGTTTGTGTTACCCAAACCCAAAACATAACGAACCCCAGCAACGGTAGTTTGTCCTGTACCGCCACCAGAGATAGGAAGAACTTTATATGTAGCATCTCCGCATAATGCCATATCCTGCTTTCCTGCTGCCGGAATTGGTGCAAGTCCTGCTTTGCCAGAACTGTTATACGTTGCGCCTGTCATATTAGCGATATTAATATTGCCACTAGAATCAGGCTTTATATTATTTACGGAACGAACAAATTTAGCTTTAATCTGCCCTAAAAAATAGCTTAATCCGTCAAGATCAATTAATTTTTGCAAGTTAGCCATTATGCCAGCTCCTTTGTAATCAAATTCTGAATTTCAACATTTGTTGCTGTCTGTAACCTATAAGCTCGTGGAATAACTTCCCAGGCTACCGAACCGTCTACATAAGTTGCACCGATTGTAGCTTTGCTAAAATCCGGTTCACTTACAGCAGTATCACCGCCAACAATACAAGCTAGAACAACACTTTTAGGCAAGTTTGGTGACAACACAATGTCACCATTTGCATAAGATGTACTGTTCTTGCGAATGTTTAAGCTGTTAAAAAGGTATTGGCTTTTTAAATCGCTAACATTCTGCAATTTATTAAAGTATTCAAGTGGCGGTGCTTCTCCTTTGTCGAGATAACCCCAACCACGCAGGTAATCAAGCTCAGGCCAAGAATCAATCATTTCACCAATGCTTGCGCTACTACCAAAAATCAAATCAAAAGTAGGCTGTTTCATTACCATTATTCAACAAGTCCCCCTTTCACCTTTATAATCCTTGCGAATGTTCCTTGATTAAATCCTTTAAACCTATATGGATTTTCTCCGCTTCTGCTAAAACCGAACGTATTCGCAGCATCGAAAGAATATACATAAATAACGCCAATGCCTGCGCCACGGATAATAAGGTTCAGTGCATCAATCAAGCGGCTTTCCTTGCTAGTTACTACACGCCCTATTCCTATGCGCATTTTGGCATTTCCTGCATTAACGGCGGAAACACGTTCGACATTAAAAACATTCTTTATGCTATGTATTGTGCTAACACGAGAGCAGTCCGTGGTGTTTTTCTCAATTTTAGAGATAACAGCAAGGCGATAGTGCTGGTCGTTTAAGTCGCTGGATGTAAGATAATTATCATACATACGTCTAAACGGAGCTTGTCCGAATCCCATGTTGCCATGATCAGGAAAGCCAAAAAAATCCATAGCAATAGCATTTTCAACACGGCGAGAAATATCAGCAACTTCACCGCACATATCAAGCTGCTTGCCAACTGCCGTATCTGGCCATATTTGTGTCCTTATCTGCTCCCTAACTTTATCTATGCTGTCGAGTTCGTTTCCGACGGCATTAAGAAAAGCTTTAATGTTAGGCTTGCTGCGAAACTGACTTAACAAATGGTTATACATTCTTTCGCTTGTAGTCATGGTCATAACTCCAAAGCTACAGTAACATTAGCAAGCTTTGTTACTGCCAGCTCATTACGTTCAATCGAAATGTTTTCCTGCTTATACGTTTGACCGTCTTTAGACACGCTGCACTCAATATAGCTAATGCCGTCAACGCCGCTGTAAATAGGACCAAGCAGACGCTGATAAATAACATCATTGCCCATCGACAACTTGCCAATCTGTTCGACAACGATATTTTTAATTTTGTCGATTGCGTCACCGGGTAAAATTTCCTCATTATATTCTTTGATGATAACTTTGATATAAATCTGTACCTCGTGCGGACGGCTGAAGCATACATCTTGCGCTGCACCCTCACTATCCTCAATGCGAACGCAAATATCGCCGTTCGTATCAATACCTAAAGGTGCTACATTCAAGATAGTCCGAGCAATAGCTTCTTCATCGCCACCGAAAACAATAGCCTGGAAGGAATGAGGTTTTAAACCATCAACTGTTTCATCAGTGCGGTTTTCGTAAATAGTTACGCTGGTAACATCCTGCAATTCAAGCAGTGCAGCCTTAATACTTTCTTTCATTCCTATGCTGTTTCTAAACACAGCAGACGCATACCGCTGACGAACCTCGGATGCTGTTTCGTAGTCACGACCTACATATGTTTCAGATTCATTACTAACAGAAAACCAACCGTCATAATTTGTGTTGATGTAATTCACGCTATTTAGCAAAGGTTCGATTTCTCCGTATTCCTCGCAATCAAAACGAATAGGACTTCCAACCTGCGTTACTACAAACGATTCGTTAGGCACTACCACAGCTCCATATCGCCTGTCGGAGCGTTCAAAAACCAGCTTACCTTCAACAATACTACCTTGCCACTTTTCAACGTTCTGAGAAGCCAAGGCAACAGCCACAATCAACGCAGTATCATTTTCTTGCGCTGTGTATTTTATAACTGCATCGTTGTCAAACTGTACGCTGTAAATTTTTCCGTTAGTCGGTGCTTCGACTTCAAGTGTAACGTGAACGCAGTCATTAAGAGTGATCGTGCTTTCTTCTATGATATTCCATTTGTAGCCGGAAACATCTTTAATCTGGCAGTTAGCAGGAAGAACCATTCCACTGCGTCCATAACATACAGCGTAAAGATAGCTTGCCTGAGCTTTCTTGCGCTGCACATTGGTGTAAGCAAGCGTATTATCTAAACTGCCTTCGCTGGCACTAATCGGCGAGCGGTCATAATAATCACGCTCTAAAAGCTGCCACATTCGGTCAAGCTCAGCAGCATACACACCAACGAGAACGCCTATCATGCTGTTAGGCTGACGGCTAACTGTCGAGCCTAAATTTTGCTCCAAGCTTTTAAAAATATCTTCTCTTATCTCCGGCAAACGCTTTCTGACAAAACCGTTAACTGTTACTCCGTACTCCATAGCCTAAAACCTCCTTCCTTACAATCATGCCGTATTCAGTTTCTGCTTCATAGCTTAATAACATTTTTCGTGTAGCAGATTCAAAATCAATATCAATGCTAACTAAATTGCTTACTCCGTCAACTTTTAAAATTTGCTCACGGAAAAGCTCTCTAATTAGCGTGAAGTTTGGATTTTTGACAAGCACATAATCAAGATAAGGTACGCCATGCGTAACGTCCAAAAACCACTCCCCAAGGAACGTAAGAAGCTGAATTTTTATCTGCTGCGCTACACGCTCAACATTGTCGATAAATAGCACATCACCGTTTAAAGCAAGGTCATGCGTCTTTGCGTTTAAAGCTAAATCAAGCACTTGCATCACCTCCTAAATAACTAGGAACATATATATCCAATCCGTTCTCTTGAATTTGTGCAAGCAGACCACAATCAAGATAAAGCTTTTCAATAATTGCTTTCTTGTTGGGTGTTTTTACAACATTACCTCTATCCTCTACAAGGCAAATGAAATCCATTTTGCTGTTACCTTGCCAGAACGATTCAGCATAATCATTAATCTGCGCAGTTTCAGTAACCCTAGCTGTCGAAATATCCTTGATAACAAAATCAAGCTCCGGCTGTTCAGCATCAACAATCTTTTCGCCAGCACTGCCTTCTGCCTGTGCCGATACTTCAGATGTAGTATATTTGATTTTATCGGCAAGATTTTCTTTTAGCCATTCCCACGCATACCAATACGGCGTTAAATCAATACTGCCCACCTCACCATTGTATTCAATGCCGTACTTTTCATCATCTTTGCACTTCAACGCCGCTTTTGTCTGCGATACATAAGCACCACGAATGACAGCACGAACAGAATCAGACACACTATCAACATTGCTAAAATAGCTATCAATAGCTTTTTCAATCTGGACAAAATATGTCCACGAGCTTGTTAGTGTAGGGAACGCTGCAATGCAAGCCGCTTTTTGTTCCTCATAGGCTCTCAAAACATCTTCTTTCTTCATAGCGTCCCTCCTTTACTGTGACGAACTCGTAGTTCCATGATGATAGGAATGAGTGTGGCCGATAAGACTAATACCGCCACCTTGTACATCTCCTGTGCAAGTAATTGTCCCTTGCACGTTAATATTTCCGACAACATTAATCGTATTGCCAGGTGTAAGGCTAATTTTTGTGCCACCATTAATAACTTCAACATTCTCAGCAGATATTGACTGTGACGGCATCATGCCAACAAAACAGAAGCCGTCAGTCAAATCATATTGTCGAGGATCATGGTTATCATCACTTCCAACACCAAGCCATTCATCAATGCTGCGTTCTGAAAAAACAATTAAACAACTATCGCCAGGCTTTACAGGATAAGTAATCTGTGCTGCTCCTGCGTGTGGCATAAAAACAGGAACACCATCAATAACCGGGTATTCAAGAACTCTGCCGTCGGAGGTAAATTTCTTTAACGTTGACTTCACGCTGGCAAGGCAAGTAGAAGCATCAAATGACAAAATTGTACCAGGCAAGCAAGTGTGAATGTTGCCTATTTTTTGCTGCATAAGATTTTCCAATCCTTCAAGCGTATCTGCTGTTGCATCAAGGCTCATATATAATCACTCCTTCGGTACAATCTCGTACACTTCAAGCTCCGTATACCAATTCTGTCCGCTATACGAGCCGTTATGCTTTAAGCTTTCTATCTTAAACCAGCCTTTTATTTCCTGCGAATCAATGTAAACTAAATCTCCTGGGTTTAACACAGGCTGTAAAAGGCATTTGACATTCCAGCCTGCTTTTTTGTCCCTTTTAGGTTGGGTAGTCTTTTTACTTGTTTTTTGCTTAGCAGCTTTTGTTGGACCTTTAAGAAGTTTTTCAACAAAACCAATTAATCCGCTTTCAGGAGTAAGCTTTATAGCCTGCACATTGGTATTGCCGCCTTGCTTAATAATCTGCAAGGTATTGTTTTGAATACTCCATTCCAAGTCAGTGCCAGCACAAACTTTATCAAGACACTCACGTCCTGCACCGACAAAAGAAAAGCCATTCGCAAACGTCGTAAACTTGCAATCATCAGCATACGTCACTACAATTCCCATATCTGCTGCCACATCGTCAATAGCTTTCTTCCTGCTAACACCTTTAGCATAAGACAAGGACACGATGCTATCACGAATAGCAACGTGCCCATCATAAAGCTTCATCTCTGTTACTTTGTCAGAACCGCTCATGTAGGAATAACAGTCAGTTACCCAGCCGATGAAAATTCTTTTCAAGCCAGCGTCCTCACTGTACCCCACTTCAAGGATGCAGATTGTATCTGCTCTTTCCAATTTATCAGCTGTCGCTTTTGACAAGTTATAAATTTTCAGTGAGCAGGAATTGCTTTGCTTAGCAAGACTTTTTGCAATGTCAAACTCAATCTCTAACCCCTGTTCTTTCGCTTTTGCTTCAATAACAACACCGTCCGAACCTTGTACGCCTAGAGTAATTTTATAGATGCGGTCAAACTGTGCCATGGTTAACCTCCATAAAACTCATCTTCTGTACAATACACGAGCGTTGCTGCTCCGCTTTGAAAATCATCTCTGCCAACACTTTCTTTGTCTGTTAACACAAGTATTTCTCCCCTCGGAGCATTACTTTTGTGATGGTTCATCAGCAAGGGAAATTTCGGCACAACGCAAGCGTTAGCAAGAATTACATTGTTGTTAGCGTCCCAAAGGTGCAATGCCCAAAATTGCCCTTCATGGTTCCAGCACACTCTTACTTTATATTTCTTGCCGTCAAAAGGAACGCTAAAAACAACATCATTGCCGTCAGCAAAATTAATCGTGATCATGTTACCTCCTAAAACAGCAAGCCTAATCCGCTTTTAATATTATCTACTCCGCCAGCAAGCCAGCTTTTATTTGTTGATGTTTCGCTTCCTAAAGAATCACTAATACTACCAAAAACGTTACTGCTAGGAATATTAGCAGAAACGTTACTGCTAGGAATATTAACAGAACCTCCGCCAACGTCAACAGAAGATGTTTTTGCTGCGCCTGCGTTCGCTGCTGTTTCTCCTGCGTTTTCTTCCTGCGAAGCAGTAACGACATTCTCCGGTATCGTTGTTGTCTGCGTTGTTACCTTAACAATCTGCTGAAAAGTTAAGTCAACATAAATAATGCTTTTTGACGAATCCTGCTTGCTCACCAGGCAAGATGTCATAACCATGTCGTCATACTTCTTTTCAGGACGAATGATTGTTACAGGCTCCTTTTTATCTCTGATTTCCTCTAAAAGCTGTAAACCGTTAGCAAATTTCTTTTCTCCCCACCCATTCTTATAGAACCACGTTACAGGAGCAGACGAAATGCCGACAGTCATTGTCAGCTTTAAAGGCTTGTTAACAATATGGTCAGCAATTTCAAAACCTGTTTCTACCGGGTGCCCTGTTACATCCTGTTCGTAGGTGTATTCAAAAGATTTTACTATATCAACCTTCAGAGAACCAACTTGCGTAGGATTTTTAATGTTGTAACCTAAAATATCTGCAAGCATAACATTATCACTCCTAGTAATACTCGAAAGCAGGGCTAGAGCTATCGATTGCGCCGCTTAGACCACCATTACTACGCTGAATGCCGTTTGCAACACCTGCGCCGATATCTGACGGAGAAGCATTGCTACTCGTGTTAACAGTAATATAATTGGTTTGGTTACCGCTATTGTTAACACTAGTAGACGCACTCATAGGCGTATACCCAACCTTGCCATAATAACTCAAATCATTAGGAGCAGCAGGGCCAGTGCCGTTAACGCCATTATTAACAAAATAGGAAAAGCCTTCTTTAATTGACGGCCAAAGAGGTCCACCAAATTTTTCTTTCAAGCTCTCTCCCCATGACCTTGCTGTTTCGGCAATCTTATCACCAAGTTTACCAAGCCAATCAATGGCAAGCTTAATAATATCAATGACGCGCATGTTACAGAAATCTTCAAATGCTTTAGAAACGGAATCCCATGCTTCCTTAAACCAATTACAGAAGTTTTGCCATTTTTCGCCCCAGCCAGTCAATGCACTGCCGATAACGCTATCACCGCCAGAGAACCAACGATACAAATCGCGAATTAGCTCACAAATAATCCAAATCCACGTAAAAATGGGAATAAAACGAATAGGACTATTTTCGAGCATAGTAAGAAATTCATTAGCCTTATTCTTCACAGCGTCAAAGTCGCCAAACCATCGTTTCATCATTGTATCAGCCGTTGGGTCAGTTATCCATTTGTAAAAGTCTTGAATAAGCAAGACAACAAATGCAATCGCAGCTGCGATTAAGAGGAATTTACCCATTATTAGCATCTGCATAGCTGCTCCCTTTCGCGTTTGGCTGTTAAACACTATTTGAGCACCTGTTGCCAGCATTAACGCATCTCTAACGGCAACAATCCATTTCACAGCAGTTCCAAGCATCATTACAAAGCTACTCCATTTTGCCATGCCAAAAAGAACACCTGCGTAAATTGCTGCAATTCGCAGACCGGAAATAAAGTTATCAAGATTAATGTTCTCGATGTAGTCTGCAAATTTTGCCATGCGTTTTGCTATGCCGTCAACGATGCCTGTCTTGTCCTCAAATTCTTTAAAAAATTTTCCAAGCGCATTTTGCATTTTGTTGGTTGCCTGTCCAACAGTCCAAGGCATTTTACCTAACTCCATTTTTAAGCGGTCAGATTGTCCACGAATAGCATTAAAAACATCTTGCGCAGTCAATTTGCCTTCACTGCCCATCTGCCTTAACTGTCCGATTGTAGTACCCATGCCTTCGGCAATAGCTTTCGCAAGTCTAGGTGCTTGCTCCATAATAGAGTTTAATTCGTCACCACGTAATGTGCCAGAACCTAAGGCCTGTCCCAACTGTACTAGCGCAGCTTCCTGGGATGCAGCAGAACCGCCACCGAGCAACATTGCGTTTGAAACATCCTCGGTAAACAGCAGGATGTCTTTTGTGCTTTTCTTCAGCTCCTGCGCATTACGTGCAACAGATGTATAAAGCTCAGCTGTAGACTTATATTGCTGGCGAGTACGGCTAGCAATGTTGTAAATTTCTTTCTGAACAGCTTTTGATTCCTGCTGGCTTTTTGTTACGTTGTTTACCTGACCTTCAATAACCTTCCATTCGTCAATCGTTTTAACGATACTTCCAAGAGTTAGTGAAACGCCAGCGAACATAGCCAGACCGCTTAACTTCGAAAATAAACTATCTACTTTATTGCCAGCTTTATCAGCAGAATCCCCAACACGTTCAAGTCCTGTTTTAACTTTTTTGGTTGTCTGCTCCACTTGCTTAACATTTGAGTTATTTACTTTGAAGCCAATTGCAATAGCTAAACTTCTTACGTCCACGGCGCATCAGCTCCTTTCTTTTTAGGGTGGTCAAGATAATATCTCTGTACATCACTCTGCATATCAAGCAGAGCGTTTATTTTACACAAATCACTTAATGTAACAGTACCTTCTTTTATTTCTGTGACAGTAACTACCTTAGCCAACACGGGCCGCCAAATAAAAGATTCAGCGGTTAGCGTTGGCGATAAGGTTCCGGGAATTTCTACTTGCTCACCAACATCTCGCGGACTCCAGAGAGGTTGGGAATTAAATCGAAAAAATCTCCAAAATTTACCTCAATAATAAATTTTTCAAGCTTAAGCAGTTCAACAAGCTTTCCGGTAAAAAGCTCATTGATAACATCTTCTGTCAGCATGATAGCTTCTTCTTCGCCCTTAATCTTAACGCTGACATATTCAGCATCAAGCAGGCGTTCGGAGAACTGTGCCAGCACTTCACCATTAAAGCTTTCACCTAACTGCGCAAGGATAGCACCGATATTGATTTGAGCACCTAATAATGCTTCTTTCATATCTTCCGTTTCACCGTTAGATGTTAAGCCGCCTTTTAAAGCAGCGGTAATAGCTTTCTGCAAGTCACCATACAGTTTCAAGCCTTGTAACGGAGGAAGAGCGCGAACATAAAAGGTGTTCGCACCGATTTTTCTGTTCTTTACTTCAAATTTTGCTTGTCTCATTTTTTACCTCTTAGCTGTGACCGCCAACTAAAAATGCTTCATCGGGGACAACAGCCATGAATACCCATTCGCATTTTCCGTCAGAAGCAGATTTACCACGCTGGAAGTTAGGTTTCTTAACAATCCATGCCTGATCACTAACCATAACGCTGTCACCGCTCAAATCTTTAATAGTTAACGGCAGCAAGCCAGCACCGTTTTGATTGTCTGCATCTTGAATTAAGCTTAATGCTGCATTGCTGGAGCTGGATTGCAGCAGAGTAACAGTGACTTGCTTTAAGACAGAGGACGGGTCAATACTGCGGACAATTTCCTGGTCACAGCCGACAATAGCGGAAATTCCGTCACCTTGCGTTTCAACATTAATAAAAGTGCCTTCGTCAACACCTGTTAAAATAAGAGAGCCGAACAGCACCTTAACTTTCTTCGGGTCATATGTCTTTACTCTTGCCATTTATTTGCCCTCCTTTAAGCTTTCTGAATAAGGTTCTCATAGGTCAAAGAACCTTTAATGTTAACAGCGTGGATAGCACCTGCAAGCCGAGCGGTAAACTTAACATCGTCAAGAACTCTTTGTGCCTTCTTGTTTGCGCTAATATTAGCAGCTTTGGGAACTGTAATGGTGTAACCAAGATTTCTGTTGCCATCATCATATTCAGTCGGAGCGATACCACCACGGTCTTGACCAAGCTTTAAAACTTTGTTCAGCACACCTTCGACAAGCGCAATGCCAGCATCAGTGTATGGTAATTTCTCACGATTAATAAGCATTGCAAATTCTTCGGTTTTAATAGTTTCAACGAGCCAGTCGCGGAAACGGATAACGTCAATCCATTCGCCAGCGCAAGTCTTACCATTTTGAGTAATGCTGACATTCTCCGAGAAGTTTTCAAAGGTATTGTAGTTTTTGGCAGTCAACGCAAGATATTCTGTTTCGGTTAAATCATCATTTGTAATGCCGGAAAGCTTTTTGTTTGCCCATGTTTCACCGCCAGGATATACAGTAAAGCATCTGGACATTACAGCTGCTTCAGGAAATTCCTTTTCTGCTTCCTTATGATAAAAAATAAAAGTGCGATAATAATTTTTCGCTTTCAGTTTACTGCCTGTATCTGTTGCAACGCCAGCTTGCAATGCATCAGCTTCGGCGACAGATGTGCCATACAATTTTGTATGAGCTTCAACCCATTCTGCCATTTCCATGATTTTTGCAGATGTGCGTTCAACATAGCACAAGCCATACCAATCATTGTCAACAGCACAAATCTTATTCATATTATCAGCAGCGGAGCTATCAGAATTCATTCTACCGATTTTAACCTTTTCATAATGCGGAATCTGGCTAAAAGCCTGTAATGCAGCTTTATATACAGCATCATCAGCGTTCCACCCTAAATCTAAAAGCTGGTCAGCGTCCGTAATGGTCAATACATACGCCGGAGCAGCGTGCTCATGTGCAGATACAATCATCAGTGTATTAAAGCCATTGGATGAAATACCTGTAGTATTCAAAGCAATCTGCACATTGACTAATCTGTCGATATTTGCCATATTTTCATCTCCTTAATTTTCTAATTCTCCCATGATTTCAACTTTTACAATTTCACCATCTACAGCAGGGCGTTCTTCTTTATCCTTGCCGTTATTTGTAGTGCCGTTTATTTTTAATTTGTTAAACCATTCTGCACCCTGGCTAAGCAGCTCACGGCAATACGAAACAATCAAATCAACCGACGCTCGTTCCTGCCACGTCCTGCCATCCAATGAAGTTGTAATGTCTTGCACTTGCTCGACACTGTTTATAGCCACATTTGCAGAATCATACAAGTTAATCATATCCGGCATTTCGAGATAAAGTTTAAGCTTCGACAGAAGTTCAACAGCACCATCGCCGATAGCTTGTATGTTTAACGTAGCTTCAATGATACCAGCATTGCTGTACTGTGCTGTTTCAGATAAAAAAACAACCTCGTTCCCTATACTGCGTTCAGCCAGAAGATCAACGACGATGTTTAATTCATTCACAGCCGGAGGTTTCATTTTTGCTCTGCGAATCGGAATCGGATAATATATTTTTTGTAATACCGAAATAAAAAAATTCAGTACGTCAGTACGAGTATTAGCTTCTTTCAAAATTCGCTCACCTCTACTGCATAGGCACGATAATGGTTGATAACATCACTTTGAAAAATATCACTGGCAACTACTTCAAAAAGCTTTCCACGCCATTTAAAGCGGTCAGCCATTGTGTTTGTTCGTTGGTCATCAACATAAAGTTCCTTGTCGGTATAGATTTTTACAGCTCTCGCAGTCCTACTACCTTCAGGAAGTAACATCATTTCATTAGCTTTAAGCGGCTGCACACTGGCTAACACGTTAAATTCTTGAGGTGTAGGATACATATATGTTCCATTGGGAAGCAGTTCAGGACTGCCGTTGTAACGCAGGACAGTTATCAGCTTGCGAAAACTACTCATGATTACCACCTTTTCTTTCAATGATATAGCGGATTGATTGTCGCAGATGCCCGGTATCGATTAATGGTCTGGAGCTTTTTTTGCGCTTTATTGTCCCAGGAGAGTTCGGAACAAATGGACCGTCGACAATTTTTCTTTGAACCATACCTTGAACAACATTGCCCAACTGATTAAGAGCAGCGTTTGTTCCTAATCCAGCGACAGCACCATTGGCAACACGTTGAATCATTTTGTCAATCATGGGCAGATTTTCATCATACGCAGAACGCAGGAACGAGCGTTGCGGCATATCGCCCAGTCCAAATTCATGTATCGCTGCAATAACAGCCAACGGCTGGTCTGTGTTGCGAATGCTACCGCCTTTTCCTCGCCTTACAGCTTTATCCTTAGCTTGCACGCCAACCTTAACCACAACACCATCAAGGTCTTTGTTTAGCGTTCGTATGATGCGGTTTAACCCTAAGTCTTTATCCTCTACTCTACTCATAACGCATTATCCAATCTTGTTACTATCGGAACAACGCACATGGAGCGCAGACGTTTAAATTCAATGCCGTAGTATGTCTTGTCCAGCATATCAAAAGAAGCCGACCTGTCACCATATGAACGCTGCAAGTCTCCTTCTTTTTCCGACGTTACAGAGCCTGTAATGCCAACATCAGATGAGCCGTTTTCTCCATACTGTGCAATAAGCTGACGCAGGACAACGTGATGAGCCATAAGATAAACAAATGCTGTTATATACATATTGCCAAAAACACTTTCTGACAGCATAGGCGAAACAAGATTAATGTAGACTTCTAATTCTTCATCAGTAAGAATCAGCTCGGGGCAGATTACAGAAAAAGCTTGCTTTATTTTATCTTTAGTTTCCGTTAACATTTTTCTTTGCCATGTTTACAAAAGCAAAAATAACGGAATAAATATCTTCTGCGGTTTCTGCGCCCTCTACATTAATATTGTATTTCTTAGCGAAAGCAGTCAAAGAACGCTTGCTGGATTCAGCGGACAGTCCTGCAAGGTCTGCTGCCATATCATCAACATTTGCTTCTTTAGCATTGCCTTTCTCAACAGTAATCATTTGTTCTTTGATGTAGGCTTTTACAATAATGTTTTCGCCCCATTCATCACCAACGATGCCGCACTGATCAGGCATGATATATTTACCGTCGATATTAATTACAGCTTTAGAGATGTTTTTAACTTTCATTCACTTTCCTCCTAAAAAAGAAAATGCCCTCTCATGCGAAAGGGCAGTATATAGTCAGATTAGATGCCAGAAGCCTTGTTCATGGACAGCGGATAGTAAATCAACACGCCAGCGGTACGAACCTCGCAAGGAACTTCAAATTCCAAGCCTTTTTGCTGAATAGTGTGCTGAGTGAACGGCAGCGGAACTTCCAAGGTTTGATGGTCTGCGTCCTTAACGTATGCAATCATCATATCCAAGCCGCCTACACCTGCGCCAGCCAGCTCATTGGCTTTCAATACAGTTACATCCGGGTTATTGCGTTTAAACACAGACAGAATAGAATCTGCGACTACATCAGAATAAGGTGTGGAAGCAATGTAGTTGTATTGATCCGGCGGCAGTACCAAGGTATTAGGATTTTCTACGTCATTAGTCTGCTTGCTAACAGAATTAATAATGCCGTTCATATCACGCAGAATCTGAACAGCGGTTTTATCTTTGAATTTGGTAGAAGAACCGGAGCCGTCACCGGGAACGGTATAGTTACCAATGTTCGGATTGTCCAGGATACCAACAACACCATATTTAGCATCACCATGAAAAGCAATGCGGTTAATATATTCGTCGAGAGCACGGCGAACAGCAATAGCCTTGCGAGCAGTTAGCGGTTTTCTTGCCATAGCAGCACGGCGCAAGTCCTGCATGGTGTAGCCATATGCTGCACCGCCAGCAATAACTTTAGCAATGTGTTCTTCAGCCAGTACATCTACACGAGTAAAGTCGGTTGCATAGTTGGCGATAGTCTTTGCCATACCGACAGAACCCAAGGACTGATAGCTGATAGTATCAGCGCCGGGGTCAACGTCAGAGGACATATCAAACAGTTTCAGCGCATTAAGATTAGCGAATTTCTGGTCGTAGGTTTTTGCCTTTACAGCTTCGAGTTCTTTTGCGACAAAAATAGTATCGCCTGCGTCTTTACGCAAGCCGTCGCAACGCTCAATAACATTCAGGTCTAATTCATCATAGTGCATTTGAGTCATTACTATTTCACCTCTTCTTTTCTAATTAACCAATTTCGATAACTGCCAAGCCTGCTTTATCGCAGGAAGTGATAAATTTGGCACCGCAGCCAAGAGCTTCGATAGTGCCAGCAGCAACAGTATCTTTAACAAAAGTGCCGTCAGCAAGCTTCAGATGAGCTTCGTCACCTGCGTTAACCGCACCTCCGGTAGTTACCCATACACGACCTTTAGTTACAACAGGAACAGTGTAATTCTGCGGATAATATTTTTTGCCAGCTTCAGGCGGCTCAATATGAGTATGCAGAGTAACGCCGATAACTTTCGCACCGTCACCGGATGCGGACGGAGATTTCACCTGATGCTCTGCGTCAGTGCCACGGATAACGGCGCAAGCAGCACCAATACCGTCAGCTTCTTCAACAGCAAAGGAATCTACAGTATGAGAGGACAAATCATACAGCGCACCAGCAAAAGCTTTGTCCATGGTTAATGCATAATTAGTAATTGCCATTGTATTCACCTCTTTCTTATTCTTCGCCACGCATACGTGCAATCATGCGGCTACGTGCATCGTTAGCAGAATCATTCTTAGTTTCTTGTTTTTCAGCACCGCCTTTAGCTTTTGCGGCTTGATTTTTTGCGTTATCATTGCGAAGCATCTCTTTAGCAGCAGAATATGCGCCGTCAAGATAAGCATCAGACGCACCGTCAAGCTTAAAGCTTTCGCCAAATGCAGCTTTAACAATGCCTTCTTTTAATTCAGCGTTGGTCAAGCCATCGGTTTTTTCAACCTTAGCAATTTTAGCGGTTTCTTCCAGCTCCGCACGTTCCTGCATATCAGCCTTTACAGCTTCAACAGCATCTTTTACAGCTTTCTCTTTTTCAGCGTCAGCAGCATCAACTTTAGCTTTCAAAGCATCACGTTCTGCGGTCATTGCATCAGCTTTAGCTTTTAAAGCGTCAGCATCAGCTTTAAGAGTGGTATTTTGCTCTTTTACAGTTTTAAGCTCAGTGTTAGCAGTATCAAGCTTTACACGAGCGTTTTCTTCTTTGTTTTGCAGAGAGTTGACATAGTTAGCAATTTTTTCGTCAACTTCAAAATCAACAGAATCAATTTTAATTTTCATTTTTGTTTCTACTCCTTCGATAATTTCGTCACCGTCAAGATTAAGCCGTGCTTTTGCTCCGGCACGTGCCCTGTCAACAACGGCTAAATGATTGATACGAATGTTGCGCTGGATAGCGTCATATTGCTGTCCGTCCGGTGTAGTGCCTGGAGTTTCTTCAACATCCACTCTGTAACCTAAAGACAAGCCACGCTTTTCACCGATAGCAGAGGGATTATGGATAACAATGTCACAGGCAATATTTGTTTCGTCCTTCTGATAACCGCTGGACAAAATCGTGCCAATGGCTAAATCTTGTGCGGTATCGCTGTTTACAATGCCGCTGGCTGGGTGTCCTACCACAATAGGCTTTCCGACAAAGCTTGCTTCACTGTCAGCGTCGAACACTTCCTCCGGCGGTCTGTACTCTCGTCTAATAGTCCCGTCTGGCTGTTGGTAGATATAGATGCCAGTACGTGCCACAATCGGAGAATCACGCAAGAAGCCGTCAGCGTCAGTAACTGCACCGCTAACAAACATCCATGAATCAATGCGCTCATATCGTTGTACACTTCCCAAAAAATTCACCTCCTTATTTTGGGGTATATAAAAAGCATATGCAATTTCTCGCATACGCCTTCTAGCTTAATTCTTTGCTTTTCTTTACATCAACCCTACCCATTGGAACTGCTGTTGTCATGTTCCATTGCTCCAGGTCAATAACAGGTAATGCTACGCAGCGGCAGTTATAATCCATACACGGATGATATTTCGGAGAAGGATAAACCTTTATGCCGTTAATCTCGCCCATCTTATCGCTGTTCCAATAGAAGTATTTCCCATCCATTTCAGCATGAGAAGGTCTGACACGTTCATCATGTGACGATGACCATTGATACACGCTTATACCGCAATCAACCTGCCTTCTCATCGTTATAATGCCGTTCAGATTGCCTACCTCATTCCTTGCAATAAATTTTGCTCGCTTGTCGGTAGTGTTAAGCAGTACCTTGATTTCTTCTTCAACTTCGCTCATGGCAGTACCACGCTGAACAGCATTGCTTACAATGATTTGTAGCTTTTCGATGTAGGTATTGACTATGCTGTCCACAAGCCTGCCTTGCTGCGCTTTCCATTCCGCTTTTACTGTATCAAGTAAAACCGAATCATTTAAAAACACATCAACGCTGACTGCTTCCGCAAAGGCACTGATAACATTAGCATCGACAACGCTGGACACGCCAGCAAGAATAAGCTCTAATTCGCTTATAGCTTCCTCAACAGTCATGCTCTTTAAAAGCTCTAAAAGTATCGCCTGAACGAAAGCATCTGTAACGGTGCTGTCATCGTCCTGACGCAGCGAATATGTCAGCATTGGTATATTGTTATTCGTGGCACTTTTTAAACGTCTTACAACGGCTCTGAGGACGCGATAATAATCACGTTCAAAATTCTTTGGATATTTTGGACGCTTCTTTACTTTAAGGTAACGTATTGATTTCTTCTGTTTCTTCATCATCTAAATCCAGCTCACTTTCTGTAACTGGAATATCGCCACGCTCTTTAAGGTATTGGCGAGCTTGCGTTGCATCTAACAGTTGATTATCAACCAGGTCAAAAACAAGCTTAACAACGGCAGCTCTTACTTCCGCCTGTGTCTTGTCAACGTTGGCTTGCTCCAGATCATTTAGCGGTTCGATTGCCTTAAACTTAATGCTCCACTTTTCAAGTTCCTTGCCGTTGGTCGGCCCTTCTTTCGCAAGCTGGATAAGTCTTATAAGATACTCTAACGCTGGACGGATTTTCCTGCGTTGAATACGCCTGACGGTATCGTAGTAAATCTGCAAGTCGCTCTTGCCTGTGCTGTTCATGCCAGCCGGAGAACGCCCAAACAAAACAGTAAAAGGATACCCGGTAACAGCACATAAAGCCTGCTCAAACTCTTGAATAATATCAGTCAAGCCTGTGAGCGGAATGTTGAAAATGCCGTATTCATCTTCCTTGTCAACGGCTACACTGCCATTAATTCTGCGTGAGTAGTCTATCAGTTCTAACCGCCGAATAACAGCTTGCGTGCCGTCCTCTCTTGACAGCAAATTGCTTAAACCTTCAAGTTTTAACAGCGACGTGCTAACCTTGTCCATTATGTCGATTGTTTTATTCATTGCAGTTTTCATACGGTTTAGCGCAGCCGGAATACCATCCAGGCAGGATAAGCCAGCACCATTATTAGCAATACGCTCTATCTTTGGCAGCATTTCGCCGTCAAAAATAAGTAGTCTGCTTCTGTGTACCTTAAACTGATTTCCGTTTGGTGGCGAAATTGTGTAAAACTCCGGCTTGCCAAAGTTAGCATCTCGAATATCTGTATCAAGATAAATTGAGGTTGTGTCCGGGTAAATATCACGCTTGTCAAAAATTTCTAATCCGTTAATCCTGCGTAAACGGTTAATATTAATAGGCTCGCTTAACTTCTGGCCATCATCAGCAAGGATAAGAGCACAAGACATACCGAACAGTCTGTCCCAATATAAAGCCTCTGTAAGCTTTTCCTGCACAAACAGCGTTTCAAGCTCCTGCAAGATACAATCGTCAGAATCGCCTTCGATTTCTATAAAATTCTTCATAGCATCATCGGCAGCCATTGTAACAATTCTACGCACAAGAGCATTTCTGTACATTGTAGCCAAAGCCTGGTCTGTGAGTTTTCGCTCATTTAACAGGCCTTCATAATTGCGAGCCTTACGTGCAATAAAAGCATCTTTAAATCCGCTGTCTGCACGAATTGAATTATCTTTTCTTTTTACCATTATTCCTCCTAGCTCGTTAAGCCGCCCCAGCTGCGTGAATTCATGAGCTTGTTAAATGCATCACTTGACGCATCCACCATATCATCATGCTTGCTTTCCGGGAACGATTCAAGTTCTGACAGATACATATCATTCCATTCACCTTTAAGGATAAGGACGTTTCCTGCCTGCACCTGTGAAGCAAATGGAGTAGCACGAACCTCTTTGCTGCCTGTCGGCGATACAATCTCCACCGAGTAACCTGCAAGCATTGATACAAGACTTTGAGCTTGCGCCTTGCCTGCCTGTCCTGGGTCTTGCGGTATCGTGATTTGTACAAATTTGTATTTGCCCTGGTCTATTGCTGCCATGTTACGCAGAAGATTCCTAGCGTCATTTGCCTTTATCTGCTTGCGCTTTACATCAAGGACGATTACTCTGCCATCGTCAAGCAGTCCCATTAAGACGCCTGCTGTTGCGTCAGGATCAGGGTTGAGCGGCGTAGGCTCTGTTGCTGCCAAGTCCCAGGAACGTGCATAAGCAACGATATTTTTCGGTACAGCATCAACAAAAGTAAAGTTTTCTGTTTTAAAGTACATACCAGCAGCAGGACGGATTTTCCAGTTGCCATATAAAAGACGTTCTTTATCTACTTCCGGCAATGCTTTAAGGTTAGCTAAATAGCTAGGGTCTTTATCGAGCAGTTTCTTATTATCCGTTATACGTGAAGCAATAAAGGTTACAGATTTACAGTCAGAAGCAGAAACACCGTGCTTCTGCTCTAGCTCTTCTGGAGTATCCGCCCAATAAATTACGCTTTGTATAACACACATATATCGAATCATGCCGCTTCTTTCTGGTATAGGATAGCCTGTATCTTTGTTAATCCACCAAGAAATAAAATCAGCAACCCAGCTATCAGAATCTGGATTGCATGTAGCTCTTACATACGGCTTAACTCCACACGTAGAACGATTACGAGAAAGCATATAAAAAAACATTCTTTTGCTAAAATGCGTTAATTCGTCGAATCCTATAAACGCAATTTGTGAACCTTGCCATTTGTAAACATCACCATCTCTACCCAGGTAGTCAAAGATCAAAGTATTGTTCTTTCCGAAATTCCAATGATACTTGGGAGTAACCAAAGGAACAGCATTTTTTAATCCACGGTACATAGCAAGAGATTCATCCCATAAACCACCAGACGAATTTATTTGATTATAGCTTTGACGAAATATAACTGCTCTAAAACCACTAACATTTATATATCGCAGCGGTTCCATTAGTAAAGCGAATGTCTTTCCTCCGCCTGCAGCACCGCCATAAATAGCAATATCTGCGCTCGTGGCAAGAAATTGTTCTTGAGGCCCATGCTGTGGGCGTATTACTCTTTTCATAGTGCTTCTTTTTCAGGCAAATAAATTTCAATATTGTTATCCTGTGAAATAGTTTCATCCTCTTCTTTTCCAGCAAGAGAAGAACGGTTAAGGCGTTCAAGATCAGTCGCAAGCTTAATGAATTCTTTTATGTCTTTAGCAGACATATCTTCAACTGGCATATTTTTCAATGCTTCTAAAGCTTTCGCTTGTAGCTGAACAGAAATCTGAATATGCCGCTTAGTCATTCCTTTTAAGTCACGAGCTGCTTCTTTCCTGGCTTCTTTTTCCAGTTCGTTATCATAAGCTCTAACGCGTTCGTCCCAATCCCACGTAGCTTTCCAGCGTGACATCAGTTGCCTACTTTTAGACAACTTTTCAGCGACCTTGCCAACGGAACGTTTTAACCCACAATCACGATACAACTTGAATGCTTCAAATGCCTGTCCTGACTCTCCTTTCTGGCGTTCCCAAGGTTTTAGAGGATTGCAGCAGGCATTTTTGTTATTTCCGTTTTTTATGCTTCCCATGCCTGTTGCTCCTTTTCTGTGTCACCTTATTTAATAGCAACCCACCCAGCAAAATTAAGGCAACGCCAAAAACAGTCAATTTGCTTAAATCCACACTCCTTAAGCAGGTTTTCGTTCCATTTTGCAGTAATAGGTACAAGTACGCCTTCAAGGCTTTTCCGTTTATCTGCAATCTGTTTTTGACTATATGAGTTTTCCTTCTTCATATTGTAATACTCTTTCACCAAAATCTCGTCGATAGCAGATGTGTTTCCAAGTACCTTTTCAACCAAAATAAAGGCACATCCAGGCATAAGGGAATCATATACGGATTGTACGATTTTATGCCTGTATTCAATAGGCGTAAATTGAAGCGTTAATATGCTGAGAACGAGTGAATTTGAAAATTGAGGAATGCCATTCTTAATATCATAATTTCTAACATCAACAATTTGTGTTTTCTTCCAATCTTGAAAACGCTCTCGGCACTTCTTTAGCATAGGTTCACTTACATCAAGCAACTCATAATAGTTATTCGTTCCATAATGTTTGATAAAAGGTTCAATAGCTTGCCCATCACTACAGCCAATATCACAAATGTGCGTATTTTTTTTAACATAGTTTCTACCAATAGAAAAAACAAGACTTCTCATGCTTTCGTATGCAGGAATGCTTCTTTTTAGCATGTCAGGAAAGCATTTGGCAACATCTTCGTCAAACACCCACTTTTCTTTTGGAGATACTTTATCAATGTTATTCATGACTTTTCCTTTCCGGCAAGTGTACGCCTAAACGCTTTTCAAAGGCTTCCCTAGCTTTTTGAGATAAGCCAAGCGTTGTACCATCAGGATAAGGAAGCTCGAATTCAAAATCCAATGCTTCGGCCAGGCTTTCCAACGAAACAATCGGGTGACTGGCTTCCAAATACCAAAACTTGGAGATTTTTTCCAAACGGTCAATTCTTTTAAAACTTTTTCCAAAAATCTTTTTAAGTTCTCCCTCTGTGTGCCCTTTTTGAACTTTTGGATGCTGTCGCAAGTCTCCTAAAACAATATTAGGCTCATAATCCAGATCAAACGTTAATCCTTTCTCGTCCCTTGCATTTCGTTTCTTTGTAAGAGCAAATTGATGAGATTCATCAGATTGACACCAGCAAACCACTTTCCCACGTGGTTTACATAAAGCAGCTGCAATAATAGCTATTTTAATTCTATCTTCCATAAAAGGAACGGAATTAAAAACGCTAGAAATAAATACGGATGTATATTCAACACCGCTTTCGACTTCATCAAGAAATTTTTTTGCTATTTCAATGCTTTTAGCTTTATAAACTTTATCGCCAGCACCGACGAAATAAGGTTCAAAAGCAGACACAAAAATACCTGCTTGCCTTAATGTTCTTGTATTATTAAGCTTGCCTGCACCAAAATCAACTATCTTATCTCCGTAATGTTTTTTCCAGATTTCTAAAGGTCTACCATGTAAAGCGAAAAAATCACGACCATTGTTTTTTGGAAAAACACCTTTGAAAAATCCGTCACCTAAAGCACATCTTCCTTGCTCATCAGTTTCACGAGTGTTCCTAGAACGCATAAACGAATTGTATCTCAAAACATCAGCATAACTACCTTCAACAGAAAAATCCATAGAGAGAAAGTTGAGCATATTGGTCGCAAATTCTTTTTTCTCTTTAGGAATTACAACGCATTGAATAAACGGCTTTTTCTTTTCTGCTGCAATCTGAATACGACCTACTCCATTCACAATATTTCCATCTACATCAACAACTGCTTGCATACTATCCTTAATAGCTTGTTCAAGAGATTTAGCTAATGCGGCCATATAGGAGTCAAATTTATCGGCATTTTGTTTTGCTAATAAAACAGTATCAAAACGCTTTACGCTGTATACGCAAGGAAAAGATTCCTTGCTATCAATTTCAATATCATGGATGTTTTTTGTTAGTGCCGACAAATCAAGATAACATAGTTTAGCTTTTATTTTTTTGCAAGTATCGCTTTTCCGCAAATCATTAGTAGCACGATTAAACATAATGTTGATATTCTTACGTTTTTCAAGTTCCGGACAGTCAACATATTGCACCGGAATTTTGGTAAACCCCATCTTTTTTGCAACGTAATGCCGTTGATGCCCAGAAAGAATTTCGCCGCCTTTATCTGCTACAATAGGGAGCAAAAAACCTAATTTACGCAACGATAATTCTACTAAAGCAAGTCGCTTTTCGTCATTCTTTCGCGGATTGTATTCAGATGCCTTTACAGCATCAATAGGAACGATTTTAATCATTTAATATTCTCCTTTCCAGCTCTTTTCTAATTGCTTCTGGAGTAAATATTCCATTTTTTCTAATCGAAGTTATAATACAGTCATATTCATATAGTGAAATTTTAAAAGAAATATGACCTACTTTAATCATCGTGTTGCCGCCGTCAACATCTTCTTCGTCAACATCTTCTTCATCAACATCTTCTTCATCAACATCTTCTTCATCAACAAGGTATTGATTAAGATCATCCTCGGTTTTATCAAAACCTGTAATACTCTCGTTTACTCCAGTTTCGTTAAGCAGTGCCGTTAATTTGTCATTATCCCACTCACCTTTAATTTTGTTTAAGCCAACACATAAAGCTTTTTCTCTTTCTTCATCTGGCTCATTAATTAAAACGCATGGAACTTCTTTATAACCTAAAAACTTTAAAACAGAATATCGCTGATGCCCACCAATGATTGACATATTAACTTCGTTCACTAACAGTGGCTCTACAAGTCCAAACTCAATAATGCTTTCCTTTATTTTCTGAAATTCTTCTGATCCAACATCAAGTTGAATTCTTGGATTAAATTCACTAGGTTTAATAGAATTTATATCAAGCACCTTAATATTCATCGCATAAGTCTCCTCTTTAATTCACCTTGCTGCATTTCCTTTGAAAAGCCAACTTTTTCCTTTATGTCAGCCATCGCACTTGTAAATGCTTCTTCATCAATGCGAAACCTATACTCGCCAATAACGCACGGAATGCCGCTTTCTTTATCGTCTTTCTTGGCAACAGATTCAACATCAACATCATTATCATAATCATTAAGTTCACCTAGCAACTCCATGATTTCTTTTTCGGAAAATCCGGTACAAGTAATATCTGTTTCAGAATCTCGTAATTCCTCTAAAATGTCCGCTAATTTGCCATAGTCCCACGAACCTTCAATTTTGTTCATAGCTATGCAAAGTGCTTTTTCTTGTGCTTCGTCAAAATCTACAAGAACTACTTCCGCTTCTGTTATACCTTTCTGCTTTAGCACTTCTAACCTTTGATGTCCGCTTACAAGCGTACTGTTTCTTTTGTTTACGATCAATGGTATGACTAAACCAAATTCGTCAATGCTTTTATCTAAACATTGATATTCATAGTCTTTTTTCGTCAATTTAATTCTAGGATTGTACGATGCCGGAATAATGTCAGCAACTTTCATAGTTATGTGTTCCATAATTTTCTCCTTCCAAAATAAAAAGCAGGTGACTTGCACCTGCTTTAACAATTAGAATAAACTTGTTTCTTCGATTTTTGATTTCTTGTAGTTCTTAATGAACGTTTCGTAAGGTACAGCTTCTATGCCATATCTCGCATACATAGCGCGAGTTTTGGGATTACTTTCAATCGCCAAATACTGACTTCCAGCACTACCATGTTTCGGAAAAATAAACCTTCTCAATGCTGATTCTTTAAATGCTGGCGGTTCTGCATTTATATCATTGAAATAGGATTCAGCAGGATACCAATTCATTTTTTTCCAAATATTAGCTAAGGTATTCTGTTTCTGGTATTCCGGTCTAGCGGTAACAATAACCACGTAGTTGTCTTGAATGGCATCAAGAAGGTCTTTTCGATATTCTTCTTTTTCCATTCTTAACGAAAAAGGTCTAAGCAAACGAGTAGATTGCTGATTAGACACTAAAGTATAATTAAGGTCAAGTAATATAATTCTTTTTTCCACCGACTCCAACTCCTTATAACTATAATAATTTTAACAGCTCTTCTGCACGCTGACGGTCTGTCTTGACGATTTTTGCGAATTGCTTTATAAGCTCCCATTCATCGTCGAACGCTCTAATATTGCGTCCCTTGCGTTCGCCAGCAACAGTTTTTCTTTCATCTGCAACTTGCCTTCTCTTGCCTTTTTTGTTATAATTTTAAATGAAAGGAACGGTGGCAAGTACCGCTCCATTCACTTTTGCTGTGAGTCTTGCTTATTTATTGAGCAAGACTCTTACTTTTTTCTCTGCATCATCAAGGTCTTTGCTTTCCTTAATGATTTCGAGGATTTTACGGATCAGATTGTCTTCTGTCATAGCGATTAACGCTTCCGTGTTATTCATATTCGACATCGTTATCTCCTTTCTGCACTTGCCGCTTATTTGTGGCACTTCCTTACCACACTTATATTATACTACATTTCGCTATTTTTGTAAAGAGTTTTCTTTATAGAACATCAGTTATATTTTACGCACCTAAAAAGCCGTCTACATTTGTAGGCGGCTTTTTGAGTACACAACATATTTTTAGGAGAAGGATTTATCATCCAACTGTTGCATCTTAATTATATCATTCCTTTAATTGCCTTGTAAATGACACCTTACTGACATGATTTTAAAAGGTGCTCTATTTGTATCCTGGCAAACTCTGCATCTTCGGCTGTGTAGGCTTTTTCACAGTAGCCATTGCAGGAAGGCTTTGCCTGGTCTTTCTTGTAGCTAAAAATAACATCCTGGTATACAGCAAGCTGGCGCATCTGCTCATAAGCTCCTATGCTTATAATATACTCCCAAAACGCTCTTAAGCTATCCTCACCTTTGCTATAAGCTGCTATATACTCATTTAGCAAATCATGTAAAGGTTTATCCATTTTTAGCTCTGCACTTTCTTATTTTAAGAGCATTGCTGGAAGGATTTTCGCTAAGATACACGCCTTTAGTGTACGGCAGATATGCTGAAACAGTGCTCTTGCTTACACGTAATTTTTCAGCTATGTTCTCCACGCTGTAACCTTGCTCATGCAAATCATTGACCTGTATGGACATATCGCTTTCGTATGTTCCGGCATCAATGAGAACCTTCCTTACTTTCTGCTCTGAAATGCGGAACAGTGCAGCTACTTTTTTAATGCTGCCTTCGGCATTGTAAGACTTGATAATATCTTCCGGCTTCAAATGATCACGCCCTTTCGGTTTGCTTATCTATATTGTTGTTGCATATACGCCTGTAATTCTTTGGCAAAGTCTGCGTGTTCCTTGATATAGGCTTTGACTATCTCATAGCACTCTGCGTAATGCTTTCCCTCCTTGTTTTTGTTATTGGTAGCAATCTTAATAGCTGCATTAAACAGTGTAGCACCGCCCTCATTTTTAGCATCTATGAAATTTGCCAATGCTTCTGGAACTAAAACCGCAATAGTTTTTTCCTGCTTATCGTAAGAATCGTTTAAAACGTCACAGAAACTGTAATCAGTCTTATATGCCCTGTAGGACATTGTTACGTGTTTGCAGCCAATTTCTGCTTCTATAGCACGGCGCTCTTTGTAACACTCGGAACATACGCCATATTCTTCAAAATAACGAATCTTACGTTCACGCTCATCACCTTTGCCGTACAGCTGTACCGTTCCGGTGTGACCGCATGAGAAAGTTACTTCGTACTTCATTTGCTCGCCCTCTTTCCGTAACAGTACAAATTCCACGCTTGGTCATCTTGTTTCCACAAGTCTACCAATGCTTGACGCTCAGCACGAATTTCTGCGTCAATTTTACGCTCATATTCGATTGGGTTAACACCTTCAGGAATGTACTGTAACGCTTCACTGAAAGAAAACTCCTTAATATTGCCAACACCTTCACGATTGATGTCGGCAGCTTGCTGAGCGCATTCACCGCACAGAAAGTTGTGCGAGTTTACACCGAAGTAATGCTTGCCGCAATGCTGACAAACCTTTTCAGTACCTGATGCTTCTGCAATTAAGGAGCGAATTTTCGCAAACAGCTCTCTGTGAGCCGTTTTTTTATTGAAGCGGAAAACTCTTTGCTCGCCGCCGATTCTGATTGCAAAAGCTTGACGATGTGCACGCCAGGTAAATTCAACTTGTCCTATCTTCATAACGCCCTCCTTAATTCATGCGGCTGAGGATTTCAGCTTTGATCGCTTCTTCATACTGACCGGATTTACCCAGGCAAGCTTCAAGGTGCTGCGTATTATACAGCACCATTTTTTCAAACTCACCCACTAATTCCTCTTTACTCATATTTTTTAAAGCAGCAATTTTCTTTTCCAGCATTATAACCGACTTCCTTTCTTGTAAGTTCTTATATTTTCCTTACAATTATATTATACTGCATTTCTCTGCTTTTGTAAAGAGTTTTCTTTATAAAATATTAATTTTCTTCCTCTAAATCTTCCCTAGTTACTTCATATTCAATACTGCCGTCACGCTTACGCAAAACAACCTCGAAGTCACAGGCGGTTGCAAGCTCCAGCAGAAGCTTAAGTGATTTGCATTTTCTTACCTTGTAGTTTAATGACATTGGCGTAATGCCCATTTCTCTGGCTAACGCAGCCTGAGTTTTTCCTGTAGAAGCAATTAATACTTTGATTTTGTTTTCTATTGACATAGTAGCACCACCTTAATTATTATATCTCTTACCATTATACAGCGTTCTCTTTACATAATCAACATAATCTTTTATAAAAATATTGCCTGCGAGATTTCCCGCAGGCTTTTTGCTAAGATACTTCAATCATCGTTTTCAACCACGAATCGCTTGACGCATCAATGAGCCATTTCTTATTATAGCCGTTATAATGCCTGATCAAGTAAAGCTTTGTCTTGTTGCCTTCGTCATTGTACAGAGAGAAGTTAGGGAACTTCTTGCCTTCTGATTGCTCCAGCTGGTAAAAGTATTTGTGAATTTCTTCTGCTCTCTTTACAACCTCCCAGTCTGGCGTAAACTCATCAGCATAGTTGTATCGCTTCTCCCGGTCGTTTGAATGTACTCTGTACCCAGCGAGATTTGGCAGCACACATATTTTATCAAACGATGCTCCCAGGCTATTCACAAAAGCAAGAATCGAATCGAAGTCATAGGCAAAATGAGTGTTACGCATACCGGTCAATTTATACTTATTGCAGTCATCGTTCGGTTCTTCGTCTGTAATGTAGAATAAGAAGTCTACGAATCCTACATACTGCAAGCCGCCATAAAGCTTCTTTCTTTCGCCAAGCATTTCACAGCAAACAATTTCAAGATAAACGCCCTTGCCGTTATCGAGGTGAAATGCTGTTCTAACACGGCAGTTGCCTATGGTGTTGATGCTGCGCTCTGCCTTTTCCCAGCCAGCACCTTCAAAATACAATGTTTTCACGTTAACCACTACCTTTCTATTGCTCATCGGTTGGAACTATTTCAAATTCTCCTATGTCAAACGCAGTTTCCTTAAATTTATCAAAAGGTGTCATATTAGCATACACCCTTTCTGATAATCATGTGCCGGAGCACTTCTTCGGTAATATCCATTGCTTTGTGAAGCTCGAGTACACACTTCTTACTTGCATGAAATGTAACCAGGACATAAATACCATTCTTATAGTCCTGAATTACATAAGGCATCCTTCTTTCTCCCCAGCGGTCTGTTTTTTCAACTACGCCACCATTAGAAGCGATTAAGTTATTGAACTTCAAGATAACATCCTCGACTATTTCCTGCTCCGGACGCATAACGTACATAATTTCATAAGCGTTCATTTTTCTTTCCTCCTTACATTTGTTCATCTTCCTGGAAACTGTAGTAACTGCCGTCACCTATAATGATATGATCATAGCAAGGTATTCCCATTATTGCCCCGGCTTTAACAATATCCCTGGTTAACTTTTTATCGTCAGCACTAGGTGTTGCAATACCTGAAGAATGATTATGCGCTACAAAGATTGCAGCAGCATTTTTCATGATGGCATACTTGAAAATCTCTCTAGGATGAACATAACAGTTAGTCAGCGTTCCTTTCAGTATAGCCCTCGCCTCAATTATTCTGTTCTTGCTGTCTGCTGCAATTACCCAGAATTCTTCATGATTTAAATACCGCAACTTCGGCATCATATATTCAGCTAAGTCTTGCGGAGCACAGCAGTATCTTTTTTCCTCAGCTTTGGTTTCGGTGAAAGCTCTTTTGCCTAACTCTACACCACACAAGAAAGCTTCTGCTTTCTGTTTGTCTAAACCATATGCTTTCAGCTCGTCTGTATCTTCCAGGCGATACAATTTCTGTGCCGTTAATTCGGAAACCTTATAAGCTTCTTGCCCCAGCAACGCTTCGCATAACTCTCTATAACTTTTGTCTGCTACTTTACACATAACTTTCACTCCAATCTTTTTTCCAGCGCACACCTTTCGGTGTACGCTGGTTCTTCTATTTATAATGATTTGTAGGGATAGCAGCTTGCTGGCATCAGAAGCTTTTCACGCAGTGCATCGATTCTCTTTTGGCGGCGTTTTGTATTTGCCATGAGTTCATGGAACTCATCTCCGGCAAGAGGAAGCGTTTCCAGCATCAGTACATACTTTATAAGTTGTCTTGTTCTCACATTAATCACATCCAATCTTCACAATTCTTAAGATATTCTTTCTTTGCTTCAAGTAAAGCTTTTTTCATAACCGGATCAGAGTTAACTTGTTCATAAGTTAAAAGCAAAGCATCCAGCGTATCGTCAAGCTCATAAGTTACACAAAACTCATGGTTAGCAAGTTCGTAATGAAAAGCTGATTTCAAGAAGTCGAAATCTTTCATGTGCTCCTTCTTTTCGATGTTCAGGCGTTTTACCAAATCATTATGGGCCTTAGCCTGGGCACGAAGGATATATCCTCCGAAGCCGATTTGATAAACCTTGTCGGTATCATCGGGAGCCAAACCAAATCTTTTCATGCCTTCGTTAAACTGTTCTTCAGTAAAAGCAAAGAACATTTTATCTTTGGTAAAGCTTTCGTATTCCTTTTGCTGTTCGTTGATTAAGGTTGAGTAATCTTTGTATTTCAACATTATGTATCCCTCCTAAAATGTCATAAATTTCATCATTGGTTTTTGAACCTTAAATTCCATATCTCCAATATGATTGTTGATTCTTGTCAAACACTTCACAACGGCGTTTGCTTCACTCTCACTGAACGGCATACAGTCGCCTTCCTCGTTTGTGTAGCACAGCAGCACGTTACCGCACAGGCACTGATCATGTAATCTGCCGTAACCATAAATAACACTTGCAAGCTCATTGGCTACAGGCTTTTCGTTCTTCAGAAGAAATTCTTCATCGAACACCAGGGTGACTGCCGGGATGATTCCAAGCTCGCCGTCAAATTCTACTAATTGAAGCGGCATATCCTTAATATCAACAAACTCGCATTCGCAAAGCTTGTACATCGATTCAAGGGAAATAGTTGGGAATACCTCCATCATTGGCACTTTCTCCACAGAGTTGGTTTTGCCATTGGCATCAACCACAGTTTTCAGTAAAATTGCATAGTTCATAAAATCGACTTCCTTTCTAAAGCTATTGGCAAGGACTTTGAACCTTCTGCCTGGTAGCTTTACAGGAGCTTAAGCTCCTGTCATCAGCTTTTAAAGCTCTATACCTCTTTCCGCTGCAATTTCTTCCAGCTCTTCAAAGTGCTCATTCAAGCATTGATGATGCCATGGGTCGCACGAGCTGTTGTAAATCTTAATCAGCCTAGCGTTTTCCTGCTTTAATTCTTCGTTAGTCATGTCTTTAGGTTCTTTCATTGGTTTTTCCTCCTTAAATTGTTTGAGTCTTTAACGCTTGCAACAGATCATATGCTGCTTGCTTACGCTCTTTTTCAACGAGCAAATATTTTTCGCTAATCTCCCAGTCATCATGTCCTAGTGATGCCCAAAGCTTACGTCCTTCATCGTAAGTTTTCTTTTTCTCGCAATAATCACGTTCTGCTAATTCCAGTAACTTTTTCCATTGGTTAATAGTTAATTTCATTGTGTTCTACTCCTTTCTATTGTTCAATCAAGATAACATCGTAGCGGCAATATTTATATTCCACTGTATCTTTACCCCAGGTAAAGGTTCTTCTGAGCTGAAATTCTCTTCCGTTATAGCCGATGCTGAACAGAAGATAATCAACTGTATATCCATTGCTTGCGCTTTCAAGCAGAATAATCTGCTTCATCGCCGGAGCAAAGCCGAAGTATTTTTCCAGGCATTTGCAGGCAAGCTTTTTCATTTCTTGCTTTTCTTGATAAGTCATTTTTTAATCCTCCTTTTCAAAACCATTTTCATCAAGAATTACGATGCGTTCAATCCACATTGTTTCATTTGCATAACCTAAGTACAGGACTGCTTGTTCGTCGATGCCTTCAGCAGCAACAGTAACATATTCGCCATTGCTTTCTGCTACATACAAGCCTACGCTTTCAACGGATTCTTCCATTTCATTTTTTCTTGTCCAAAACTCACTAACTAATTCATTTACCTTTTCTTCTAACATTTCAACCGACTTCCCTTACTCTTTATTTTGTAGGTTTTCTTATCTTCCCTACACTTATATTATACTATAAAACTCACCTTTTGTAAAGAATTTTCTTTATAAAAGGTGAGTTTTTCTTATTATTTTTCGATATTCTTTTCTTCAGCAAGCCGAGCTGCTCTTCTGCGCTTTTTATCTTCCAGCAGGTTTACGCCATCCACGCCAAACAGCAAAGCGGTTAGTTGCTCGACAGCATCGTTTGTATCACGCCATATCTGCCTTTCGCTTACTGACCATTTTTGCGCAAGGCTTGCGACTATATCAGTGACATACGCTTCCGGCGGACAAGGTTTAAGGAACAGCACGTCAAGCACATCTGCCCGGCGCAAATCTTCCTGCTTGCCGCTGTTATACCTGGTCTGCTTGTAAAGTGCTATCATATCGTCCATGTAGTTTATCAACACTTTCGTTCGCATGGTTGAGCTTATGATGCTTTCAAGTTTTAGCTCATTAGCTCCCATGCTTTTCAGGTTTTGGAACGAATCAAGAATCTCGATAGCCGAAATCTGCTCATCGTCGATATTGACAATCTCGCTGGTCTTTAACGCAGCGTGTTCCTGAAGGCTTCTGTAATTCTTTAGCAGCAAGCGCACATTATACAGCCGCTTGTCGAAATCCCTCCGCTGTGCTTCTTTGCTATATAGATCATCACACAGCTTTTTAGAGGTCTTTTTGGCGGTCTGCTCTGCCACACGTTCGATAAGTTCTTCGAAATACGCCAGCGGAACGGTTATCGTGCTTTGATTTTCATTTACAGTCATATCTTCCATGCGCTTACTCCCTTCTGTTATTTAAGCTCTTTGATAAGGCGTTCAAGATACCACTTTGCTTTTAGGCAATCTTCTACGCCGTTTTTTTCTTCGTAACGCCATAAATATTTGATGATGTTGGCAACGCAGACAGCTTCAATGCCTGTTTTGCCAACAGTAGCAGCCTTTAGGGCATCTATACACTCAATACCGCCTTTGGTGTAGTGTTTCGGATGATTTACGTTATCCTTAGGAAGCGGCATTGTAAAGCTATCTTTTGAATTCTTCGGTGCTTCTTTGACAATAACGTATTTATCATCTTTTAATCCGATAAAACTAAATGGAGATTTAAACGCACTCATTATTTATGCTCCTTTATCCATTTTTCGTGTCTGGCAACTGCTCCAGCTGTAGGTGAAAGCGTTTCAAGATACATGGCTTTCAGTATTTTACACTGCTGGATTTTCCATTCGCTAAAAGCATTACAAGTAGCGTGGCAGCCTATTTTTCTTTCTGTGCATCCTCTGCATGGTGTTTTCATGTAGCACCTCTAAAATAATTCTTGTTGGTTGCTTATATCATTCGGTGTTTTAGTGGTAATGCCGGGATATGATCCTGCGAACTTTTTCATCCGGTAATCGTAATACTTTCCGTCGGCAGCCATATAGTTTGCGTCAACTTCCTCAGGTGTCGGCATATAATATTGGGCTGGCAAAGGAATATTGGTACACAGCTCTTCAAGTCTGCTCTTTCCGTAAATTATATGATTCCTTACTAAATTCATGTTTTCGCCGTCAGGATAAAAAGGGTCTTGGCATCCATAGGTCCGGATATGTTCCCACCGCCAAAAACTGTCTATAAGCATAGCTGTTTCTTCTTTAATTTGTTCTTCAATGCTTTTTTCTCGTTTCGGCATTTTATACACTCCCTACATTCCTTCTACTTCCGGGTCGTACAGCTCGAGAAGTTCTGAAAATTCTCCTTTGCTAGCTATCTTTATAGCTTCTTCAGGCGAAGAAGCTAACACTCTGTCGTGAAAATCAACCTCGCCCGAAATTAAACTGCGCCAGCTAATAAGATAAATCTTAGCGTCCTGTTGAGCCATAACCGCCACCACGAACAGCACTTGCTTCATCGTCCGAGGTTACGCAGTAACGGACGAAGATTCCCTGTGCACAGCGTTCACCTTCTCTGATGATGATGGTTTCGCTGCCGTTGTTTCTGAATTTAACACCTATATTTCCATCATTGTCCTGGTTGTTAGCATAATCGCTATCAATAATGCCTACGCTGTTAACTAGCGACAAATTGAACTTAACGGCAAGACTGCTGCGGATGAACAGCATCAGAACCATATCGCCAGGCATAATAGCTTTGATGTTCAGCGGAATAAGTACGCTTTCACCGCCAGCTGGAACAAAAATATCTGTCGGTGCGTAAAAATCATAGCCAGCAGAAAACTGTGTGCTACGTTGCGGAAGCTTCGTGTTCGCTGGTGCGTCAATCGTCGGTAAAAATTTAATCATCTTAAAAACCTCCTAAAATATCTCTCCAGATTATAACCAGGATTCCAATAGTACCCATAATAGCAAGAATTTCCATACAAATACTTGCAACAAGATGTAAATATTTCAAATTACCACTCCCTGTTTAACATCCATAAAGCTACACACATAACAGCTACGTCAAGCAGTGTGCAACTGACAATATCAATTAAGCATATTTCCATTGGTTGTACCTCTGGCAATCTCTGCTAACTTTGCTCTTTGTGCTTTTACTGCATCAAGCAGCGGCTTTTGAAAGCGGCAATCATCGTCTAAAGCGATTCTTCCGGTTTCCTCTAGTCTGCTTTGCATTAATTCAAAATTCCATTCAATGTCTCTTTCCATCTGCGTCAACATCCAATCTGGCATTTTATGGAGATTATCGAACAGCTCGTTTTGAATTTCACGCAATGCCTGTGTGGGAATTCTATGCACGGCGTACCTAAACGCGAACAGCAGGACTATTAATTTTTCATCTTTCATTTTTTTACTCCTTATTGTAATGAACTAATTTCGCCGCTTCTGTCATCATGCTCATTAATTCTTGCATAGCCATTTCTTCACCATATTTGCCACGCACACCTAATGCTGCCTGCGCCATCGTATCAATGATCAAGCTTTTAAGGATAATGTAATTTCCTGATGCACAAACAACATCATCGTTATTGCTGTCATTATAGGCGATTATAAAAGATGCTCCGCATTCTTGTAGCAGCTCTTTCGCCTGTTCGGCTTTCTTGTAATCAATCATCATTTTTCAACCTTTCTTACCCAAACGCCATTAGCTAACTTCTCCAAATCTATTTTCTCCCGGCAATGCGGACAAATCGGCATCATATCATTCTTTCGCCCCATATGTTCCTGCAACATCTTTAGCACACGCTTATAAGGTCTAAATTTCGTGCCAATCTCATAGCACCTTAACGTCTGCTTCCTTGCTCTGTTATAGTCCTTTGCTATTGCTTCCCAATCATTACACATTAGCTCCAACACAACGATAGGCTCAACCATGTTGCCACAGTGATTGCAGAAGCAGATTTTGGTGTCTGGGTCGACTGTAAAGCTAATAGGCTTTTTGCTACCGCCATAGATGTTAGTTTCTTTGTAGCAATGGCAAGTAGTTCTGCCCTGTTCGCGCTTAATCGGTGAGAATTTTAATATTTTCATCGTTTCTGCTCCAAATTACATATCTCCACGTATTTTAGCATTAAACATAGCTCTCAAACGTGCCTCTGGGTCACTCATAGCCTTTGTTACAGCTTCTGTGGCTTTCTTTAGTTCGTTGTTAATCTCTATATACTCAGGCTGTTGCCGTACATGGTTTTTAGCAGCATCTACTGCGTGACTATCATACTGCATCTGTACAAACGACTCCAACGCTTTTAAGTCCGCCTGCAGTTCAACAATCTCGATAACAAGCAACATTAGCCGTGCCGATGTCTTAATGTCTGCAATATCCAACATTTGTCTGATTCTCTCTTTGCTAATCACTGTAAACCTCCTAAATGTCAAAAGCACTAAAAGTTTTATTACTTATAAAAAGCGGCGGCGTGGGAATTCTTGGATTTCCTTTTTACGCAAAGCCGTTGTTTCGCTGCGCTGATTCCGGCAGTTACTTTTCGCCCTCGCAACCTACTGCCGTTCGGCAACCCAGCCGCCGCACCCTAGGGCTAGTTATTTATTTTTACTGTTTATAGTTGAAGCCAGGTAATCGAGAATTCGCAAGGCCTCATCCTTAGTATCATAAGTGCCATAGACACATACCTCTCTGTCTGTATACACGCAAACATCCCACTGTTTCTTGATGCCTCTTTGATATGTTTTCAGTGCATCTATTGTCTTTGCTTTTATCCATCTCGTTTCGCCAATCTTAATCAGCATTTTTTCACCTCCTTACTGTCTACGATTTTTCTGCCACAGTAAGGGCAATATTGATAATTGTCATTTGAGTCAACAAATATATCGCCACATTCGTCGCACATATATTCGGATACCGGATAGCATGTGTAGCGGTTCATTACTGTTACCGTTGTTTTTTCCATTTTCTCGCCTCCTTTTTTGCAAGAGATTTTTGCAACATGTTGCAGTTTTCTCTTATAACTTATACTCCACTCCTAACTCTTCCGCTACATCGGGCAAAGCAGCCGCCGCTTCACCATGCGTTCGGTATACCCACCCCTTGTCAAGCAAGGCATACTCTTCCGGGAATCCGCCCCACCACAACGAGCGAACAATCCACTTATCGCCCAAAAGCCCAAAGGTAGAATAAACATCACCTTTCTTCGGCTTCCACGGCAGTTTAACAATTTCTCTCTTGCCTTTTAACAGACTAACTAATGTCATATTGGCAGTCAGGCCGGAACATCCTTTGTCGTCGGTACTGTTTACTATTAGTTCATCGTCTACAAATTTATAAACCAAGCCTTTATAACCTTTAATTTCGAACTTTTCGCCCAGTTCTACGCCGAGCATCTTTGCAATTCCCGGGATAAGATTTTTAGCCATTATTGTCACTCCTTATTTATTCAATTTCTTCTACTTCGGTGTATTCAACTTCATCATCACATGCAATACTAACATCAGCACTATCTGTATTGCATACTCCAATTAATTTGTCGCATCCACCATTGCCGACGAAATCCATAGGCCCAGAACACTCTTCGTAAGCCTTTTCAATGGCTTCTTTTTTGTTTTTTGCTTCTAGTTCTACTGATATAAAAGCTGTTACTTTACCAGAAACAATATATTTTTTCATCAGTTATCACTCCTTCTTCTCTCTTTCTATATGGATTGCCGCTGCCTGTGATACCATTTCTCGTAGTTCGCAAACTGCGTCATACGTCATTATTCTGTTGCATCGAAAAAGTTTTTATTAATACTTTTGTTTAAAATTTTTCATTATTGCTAAATGAATTGCAACATCGCTACTATCACTAGAGCTTACAATACGCGTTATCTGCACTCTTTTGTACCCAAGCTCATTTAATTTTTTTTTTAAAATAGTCATCTCTTTATCGAAATTTTCTCTATCTAACATATTTATAATCCCTCCATAGCGAGCACATAATCTACACCGCTTTCATCAAGCAATCTTTTTGCCTGTTCTGCCTTTTTATAGTCAATCATTGTTTCCACTCCTTAATATCAAATGGCGTTTCGTTTGCATAATAACTCCAGCAGATTATATCTTTTGCCGGCAATAAATCATAAGTATTATCCACCTTCATCGAAAACATATCATGAAACTGCCCGCTTTCGTACATGCCGCAGCCAATAGTAAAGCCTGCAAAATCATTAGCATCTTTACGCCAAAACGTAATAGCTTCATGTTCCATAGGCAACTCTTTAGACGTATCATGCCATTCAAGAGTAGTATTTTTTAATTTCATTACACTTCCTCCTCATCCTTTATCTGCAATCAATAACAATGCTTTCAATGCGCTTTTGGAAAACAGCATTGTTACTTCCTCTGCATCATATTCTAAATCTGAGAAATCAAAGTCGTGTGGGCGATAAACACCGTCATCATCAACATAGCCATAGCGAAACGGCAGATTCTCAAAGCCGTTAGCATTAGCATATTCATAAAGCTCTCTAATCGTCATTTTTCACACCACCAAAACATCATAGAACTATAGATTATTAAGAAAATCAACATTGCAACAAAGCAACCAAACAAAAATCCTTCTGCCCACTTATCCCACTTTTCGTCTGCGATTGCTGCACAGGTTGCCATTATCCAACAGCATCCGAAAACAGAAACAACAGTGAACACTAGTGCCAATAATGTTTTTATAATCAAAACGCTGGTCATTCTTTCGGCTCTCCGTATTTCTCCATAAATCTCGGATTGCCTGTGCCATCAATGCTTAGTCTAAAGCCGTTGATTTCAATTTCTGCCTTGCCGTCAAAAGGCTTCTTGCTTTCAGCCATATAACATAGCTTTTCCTTAACAGCTTCTACCGCTGATTCTGTAACCTCTACTCTTTGACCTACCATAATGCCTTCTTTTTCGTTGACATCGGTATAATAAATTTTTCCACGAAAACCACAACATAATCTTTTAGCCATTTAATTGCCCCCTTAATATATATGGCGTCTTTAGCTCTTTAGCTACATTCGACAATGCTTTTTCCGCATCATCTTGCGTCGCGAACACCCACCCAGCTTTATAGGCTGCATAATCGTCAGGCTCGCCGTTCCAAGTCATCCTAGTTGCGATCCACTTCAGCTTTGAAGATTTATCACAATACAATCCAAACGTCCAATAATCTTCGTCACGATTCGGCAGCCAGGGAATTTTAATAATCTCGCATTCTCCCTTGATTAACGCTTCCAACACATCAGGCGATGCAAGTAATGGTATATTTTGAGGATATGCCTTGTTTACTTCTAAATTTTCCTCGGTGAAAAAATATACTTCGTTATACCTGTCAATTATAAATTTTTCTCTCAATTTTAGCCCCAGCATTTCAGTGACTGCCGGAATAAGATTTTTGCTCACTGCTACTACCTCCGCTTCCTTTCAACTTTTATCTCAAATTAATAACCACTTCCTTGCCTTGACGTTCTTCGATACACCGGTCGTTAATGAGCCAGCATTCATCTTCTTTACCATTTTCGTCATAGCATTTGACTGTTATTTCCATTCCTTCGCAGTCATGTTTGACTGCCCATTTATAAAACTCTTCGACGGTCATTATTATCACCTCTCTATTTTTACAAAAAATGTCCAACGTGTTTTCCCTTGCTTATCTCCGGCAAGAGGAAGATAAGGCAGGGCGCATCTCAGCACATCTTTATGCGGAATATCTTCGTCGCTCCATTTAAACAGCAGCATCCCACCAGGTTTAAGCACTCTAAAGCACTCAGTAAACGCTTTTATCATCCACTCTTCCCATAGGACCGGTAGTTTTCCGTATTTTTGCGCTAACCAGCTGCTCTCGCCAACTTTTACCAGGTGTGGCGGGTCGAAGATGATACAGTTAAATGCTTCGTTGGCTATGTCTTCCATGTTAGTTACATCAATTAGCTTGTTAGGCTGAATATGTAATTCTCTTCCGTCGCAAAGCTTTGTATGCAGCTCTCGTATGTCACAAAACATAACAGCGTCGCTCTCTTTGTCATGGTAGAACATCTTGCTTCCACAGCATGGGTCTAAGATAAACGGCTTATCCATTATTGCCTCCTTGCGCTGCATTGATTTTTTTAGCAAGCTCATCCATAGCTTTCTCTGCTTCTTCATAATCGCTACATTCTTTATAGCCGAATTCTTCTCCGTTTTTCATGCTTACGAGGATTGTATAATAGCAGCGACTCATACCTTTGCACAGCGCCACTCTTAAGCCAACAACATTGCTCATATCTTGCCACGTGCCATTCTTAAGCTTAATTAACATTCCTTTCGCTCTTCCTCCTTGCGTCCGCCGACATTCTCCAGCTCATCACCGATACGCTTAATGGTTTTGCCCAGGATTTTACACATTTTCTTCAACCACTGAACGCTATGCCCTTCAAGCACCTTGTCCATTTCTTCGTCGGTCAAGTCCGAGAAGCAAACGCTTTCCCAACGATTGTTACGTTTAACTCTAAAATAAATTCCGTCTAAATCTCTATTTACCATATTTTTTCCTCATTTCCATACGCACTTCATAGTCTACAACGCTCACCCGGAACAGCTCACGTGCTTTACGCAAGCAGTAACGATAATATTTCAGCTTCTGCTGTCTACGCTTTACCACAGCCATATTAACCACCCAATCGCAGCACCTAACAGAGCCCCAAGCATAGCAGGTATGCCGATGATTGATATAACCACGATCATGTCGATGATTACATTTAGAAATTTACTCATTTACATTACCTCATTCTTACCTCTGTTTGGATTCTGCTTCCAGCCACCTACTGGACGATACAGATGCAAAACATCGTATATCCTGCCTACGCCGTGTAAATACTCGCTTTCTTTTGGGTGAATCTGATGAACTTCTTCTTCCGGTAGCCAGAACACGTCTTTAACCTGGCACATAACCTCCCATGAAGGTGTTTTATTCGTCGTGCCGCAAAATTTTACGCTTACATGCTCCCATTGGTTGCCGTCCTGATCAGGCTCAACACCTACAACACACTGCAAGCTCTTTTTGATTCCCGGCAGATGCAGGAAGCCTGTCAATACTAAGCCTTCAAAAGCAAAGTCATTTTTCTTGTCGGCTTGAAACTTTTCATTTTCTAAAATCTCCTTAACACTTCTCATTTTAATCTCCTTGCTCCGCATAGTTGCGGATTGTTACTGCATTGCTTACATTCCTTATCGCACTCCCAACAGCATACGTGGCAAACCTCGCTTCTAACGCAGCCGGGAAACGGAAAAGGGCAGACATATTTGTTTTTCAGTTTTTTCGTGATTATCGGCTCTTCATCTTTTAAAAATTTCTCAACAGGCTTCTGAGCTGTAGCCTTTCTTTTGTTCGTTTCCTGCCTTCTTATTTGCGCAAGGCTCATGATTTTGTGCTTGCACTCCTTGCCTCCACAGCTCATTCCTTGTCGTCTGGCTAGGTTAGATACATCTCTGTAACATTCAGTGCCGCATTCGCAAACACATCTTGCAACAGAAACCTTCTTTTTAGGTCTGATGCTGATAACGCCTGGCGGATATATTTCAAGCACTTTCAGCATACCTATTTTCTGCCCTAGCAGATAGCTCCAATCCTTATTCTGCATTAAACCGACTTCCTTTCGCTTTACTTTAGCCAAATAGTGCCATAGCACGATGAGCATCGAAACGCCCATTTTACAGCACCTTTTCTGTCTACAATCTTTGCAACGTAGACAAGCTTTATTTTTTCCTGCTTGCAATGAGGGCAGCACTGCTTGCCTTCTGCTGTTGTTCCAAGTAGATATTTCACTGTTGCTCCTCCGTTACAGCCAGAAATTTTAACACTCTGCCTGTATTACTGATTCTGTATTCTTCCAGATCATCACGCTTTAAGTACTGCCTTCCGTATATTGCTTTCATATTCTCCCATACAAGGAACGGCACGTTGTAAAAATCTGTCAGACTAAACGATACCAGGATAAAGCACCTTGCTCCTAAAAAATGATGAACCTTCAGGTATTCAAGCTGGTGCGGTTCAAGTCTGCTTCGCAGCATCTTATCGCCGTCGGTGTGCTTCGCTTCAAAGCACACCGCTAAACCACCCCTTAGCGTTCCCTTATAGTCAACGCCGCTTTTCTTTGCATAGTTGGCAACGAACTGTCCATGCGCTCCATAAGGGCGGATATAATGTACAGGCTCACTCTGTTTCTCAATCTTCGCAATGCCATGTTCCTCGTAATACTGGCAGCCTGCGTCAATCATCTTTTCAAAGAACGAACCGCTTGCCTTGCTACGCTTGCCCACGAGGATACTTTTAAGCTGATTCATGTTTCTTGTACCCCTTGAATTTCATCCTGCTGAAAGCGTACCTCAGATAAGCTAAGTCCTGAAGCACATCAATGTATTCAAGCTTATCAACATACACCTTGCTTCTTCCCCACGTGCTAATCAGCTTCATGCTAGGATTGTAGGTCTGGTGATATATCGTTTTGTACAAAAAACAATATTCACTGCAAATCTTCTTGAAATCATCTTTCTTTAATTCGATTTCAGTGAACGCCAGCTTACGCAAGCGGTTAACTTCGTCTTTAATCTTCATTCTGCACCTCGCTTAAAACGGAATTTCCTCATTAAAAGGTACTGCGCTGCCAAAACCTTGGAAGTCCTGGCTTTCTTCTCCCGGTGTATGCTGAGATTCGCCGCCTTGCTCTCTACGCTCAATGAATTCAAAGTGCTCCGCAATGACCTCGGTTACATACTTCTTTTGACCGTCTTTAGCTTCATAACTGCGAATTTGCAGTCTGCCTTCAACTAACACACGCTGTCCCTTGCTAAGGTAGTTGCCACAGATTTCAGCTTGTTTACCCCAAATAACAACAGGGATAAAATCCGCTTCACGCTGCTTGTCTTTCGAATAAGGTCTGTCCACAGCAAGCGTGAACTGAGCAACAACCTGGCTTGTAGAAGTGTATCTTACCTCCGGGTCTTTTGTCAGTCTGCCTAATAAAACGATTTTGTTCATGCTTTTTGTTCCTTTCTCTTTAACGGATTGTCCTGGCAGAAAATTTCGCCGCCTTCTTTTTTGATTTTTGCTTTGATTTCGGCAATAGCTTTATGCAGATAATAAACCTCACCGCTGTCATGATACATATTGATATAGAAATTTACTATTGTCGTAAAATATCTCTTATCTTTATCACGATTTGCACTTTCAGTGATTCTCGTAAGCTCTTTAGCGTCCATAATTCCCTCCTATAATCCTAATAACTTGTTGGTAGCAGCAAAGCCTTCTGCAACCTTCTTCCTGCGTCTGCTTGCGTGTGTAACCTCTACCGGGTGGCACATCTGCAAAATACGGTCATAGATTCTTGTTTCCGTTATCGTCTGCGGCTTTTTGATTGCTTCAATAGGCAAATTTGTTGTAATGATTGTAGGCAATCCGCTCCGGCAACGGCTGTCGATGATCTGGAACACCAGCTCCTGAGCAAACTCCGTGCGCCGTTCTGCTCCTAAATCATCAAGCACTAACAACTCAAATTGATTAAATCCGTCAAGATACGCTTGCTTTTGTTCAGTGCCCCACAATGTATTGAACACTCTGCCAAAATTAGTCATTAGACAAGCTACACCTTTATCAATCAGTGCATTGACCACACACGCAGCAGCGAAAGTCTTTCCGCTTCCGGAATTTCCATAAAGCAGCAATCCTTTATGCATCCTGCGAAAATCATCGTAGTGCTCAACGAAATTCTTCATTGCTCGCATCGTCCGCTCGTCTGCGCCGTCATCATGGCTAAAAGTCTGTGACTGAAGCTCACGCTCTGGGAAACCAGCTTTTCTAAGCTCCTGCACCCTAGCAAGTCGCTTTTCATGCTCATTACGCTCACGCTCTGCCTGAAGCTCTTCCGCTCTGCACTTGCAGATACAAGTTACAGTTCGTTCAACACCAAACAAGAAACCTCTGCATTGCTTCGGCGTATGGCATTTACCACACATAAGCAATCCGTTTTCGTAATAATCATCGGCGCTTTGCTTATTAAGCTGTGAAGCATTTTTAGCAATGTGATTTACAGCAAGCGTAATTGAATTCTGAACATCATTCGCATTCATGCTATCACCTCACTAAAAATATTTGTCCAGGTCTGTTTGGTCGTCCGGCGGTTTCTTTGGCTTTTGATTGTCACCGCTCGCAAGGTTTCTTGCAACTCCCTCACAATAGGCTATTGACTTCTTGCCTTGCTGCGCTGTTATTGTTACCGCTTGCATAGCTATTAGCTCGCCGTGCTCCTTAACAATAGCCTGTAACCGCTCTGCAATATATGGCGTTATCGGCGTAACATTTTGATTCCAAAAGCCAACAGGATTATTATCGCTCGTAACATTTTCGTAACTGTTACACGTAACAACAGAATTTTCATTGCAACAACCACTACTAAAGTTGTTGTTGTTACTCTTACTCTTATTCTCTTTCTTATTCTTACTCTTATTCTTATCCGTAACATCTGTGTTTGTTACATCGTTGTTACACGTAACATCTTGACTTGTTACGCTTTTGTTACACGTAACATCTTCGTAACATTCCGTAACATCTGTGTTTGTTACATCGTTGTTACACGTTTTGGATTGTTTTTCGCGCTGCCTTTTAACTCTCATTGCTTCCTTGCAGCGTTCACGCTCCTTCAGCTTTGAAAGCTCTTCGGCGTTCTGATGCTCACTCCAGCCTACAATATAGATATATCCGTTGTCCTCTATATCAATCATGTTGTACTGCCGAAATACTTCTAAAGCAGTTTCCGCAATTTTAGGCTTAAAACCACCAACAGCAGCTAAGGTTTTAGGTGTATACGCTACACCTTCGGTAGCGTATACATAACCACCATCGTTTTTTTTACGAGCTAAAGCTAACAAGAAGAACCACATTAATGCCAGGCTATCACCAATCTTCGTATCAGCACGAAGTATCTTGATTTTTTCGCTGTCGAATACATCAGCGCTAACCTTGAACCAGCTCTCCATGTCGCCCTCCTACAATAACTTCTTCCATAATGGTTGCCGTCTAAGTAACCTTACATACTTCATAAGTGCTTTCCTTCTCATGCAGTCTGCCCCATTTCTTCAAGTAAGGTCTTAATAGCCGTATGAGCAAGCGCATATTGAGGAATTGTAACCATTTTTTCAAGCTCTTCAATAGTCAAGTCCTTAATGTTTTTGTAGGCAGCAAGCGGTCTGCCGTTCTTATCGTGACCATTAGCAACAGTTACAACAATGTCACCTTGAGGGGTAATCTTAACAAATTTATCTCCGGTAGCTTGCGGTTGAGCTTTAGGCTTCTGCTCTGTGTTTTTGGCTTTAAAATCTTGCTTCGGTTCCGGTGCACAAGCTGAATTTCCGTCATCGTCCTCTTGCGCAAGTCCAAGAGCTGCTGCAAGGCTATATCTTCTAGCGTATGTCAGCGTACTGCCAAAACCCTGGGCATCATTTTTCTGAATAGGATAACTGCTAGTGACTTTAAGAAATTGGCCACTGCTGTGCATGATCATTGTAGTAACAGCAAGTTTACTGCTTTCTACAATTCCTTCGTTAGCCTGGAATATGCTTAAGCCGTTCTTGCTAAGCGGCTCACGTGCTACGTTCAGGCATTCCGCTAAATCCGCATATTTGCTTTTAAAAAACGGATTGTCACAGCCTTTAACAGCATTTTTCATTTCGCCCTGAGCCTTTGCTAAGGCTTCAGCCAAAGCGTCGATTTTCTCGCTCATTTCCATTTAAATCACCTTTCCTTCCTTAACCAGCTCTTCAAGTTTGCTGTGAAGCTTAAGAGTTGTTTCAGCATCCCAGTGACAGCATTCACGATAACTGCCAACTTTAGGATAGGTTTGCATATTTACCGACAAGCTGTTAACGTTATAGCTTAATACATCGCCTTCACGCACAGCCTGTTTTTCCTGGTGGTATCCGTAATGTTGATACTTACATTTGCCATCCCTGGTACAGTGTGAGCAAGTCTTAAAGTCTTTCAACCAGCTCTCTTTCGTCTGCTTATGCTCACCATGCTTTCTTTTTCTAAAAGCTTCAAATCCTTCCATGCTAAGTCCGCTGCGAGCTAACGCAGCGTTAACCTGTTCATTAGTTACCATATACATCCTCCTTTTGAATTCCGAAACCAAGCTTTAAATCAGCATAGGCTTTAACTACTCTGCCTTGTGCAGTTGTATAGCCTTTTAGCTGAAGCTCTTTGTTCCATTCCCTTATAAGCGAGTAGCCTTTTCCAACGCCTACGCCTAAAAGGTTGGCAATGTCTTTAGCTGTGTAGAATCTGCTTTCCATGTTTGACAACCTCTTTCCCGTATGCTATACTATATATGACCTATTTTTTAAACCGATTTCCTTTCGACTTTATTTATAGGTTAAAGGCTCTCTATTAGCGTGGGGGGTCTTTTCTTTTTGCTCTTCTTCAATACCAATCAACACAAGCAAAGCCTGTGCACCTTCCCGGCATTCTTTTAAAAGACTGTCACCGAGGTGCTTTTTTTGTACCGTTTTCGCTACCATTTGCGGAAACAGTTCAACCACTTCACCGACTTCTTTTTGCGCCCTTAACATATTCACTGCTAAATCATCAGCAGGCGGAATTAATCCGAAAACGTCGCAGAACACAACGTTCTTTTGCAGGTGCTGTACACGTAACCACGGTGTACGATAGAGTTTTGACATTGCCAATGCAATAGCATCCGGGCATTGCCTCCAGTCAATCTCATAATCCTTTAAACAGCTTGCAGAGATTGCAAGTCCTTCTGCCGCATTTACACGGCTCATCCCTGCGTACTCTCTAGCTACTTTGTAGATGTTAGTTTGAGTTTCAGACATTGTATAAACTCCTTTCTTGCTATAATAGGCTTATAGCAGTTAAAGCTTTTTAGCCTGCTATCATTGTTCTTTCACTGTGTAGTAATTAACAGTGACTACATCTCCAGGCTGGAGATAACGGCGGTTGGCGGTCAGGTGCTTATTATCCTCGGATACGTTGTACCAAAACTCGTCAAAACAAATTCTCGTTTTGTTGAGCAGGAAATACTTGTCAGCGATTCCATAAATAGTTTCGCCTTCTTGCACAATGTGCGTAACTGTATGCCTTTGTACCTGGCTGTCCGAAAATCCGCCAATCAAGCTTAAGCAACACCAAGCAAAGATGATACATACGCAGATTTGCAATACCTTTTTCATCTTTTTCACTCCTTTGTAGCAATTTCCGGCTTTTCTACAACCGTCAAGATTTTGTAATTTTCATGACGATAGCAAGCCCGGAAGCATTTACATGCTTCAGTTTCATTTTTCTCAGTAAACGTATCAAGTTTTACCTTGCCAGTTTCCAAGTTTTGAAAAACAACTACCCAGTCTTTACATTTATACATCTCTTCTTCTCTCCTTTACGCTTCCAAAAAATAATCAACACTTACGCCGAAGTATTCGGCAAGCTTTTGAAGCTTATCAATCTTCGGTTTACACTTGCCGTTTTTCCAAAAAGTAAATGTGGAAGACGAAATGCCAGTATCTTTAGCTACTTTATAGCTGCTTACATTACGTTCTTTTAACAGCATCGCATATTTTTCGTACATAAATTCTCTCCTTTCTTGATTTTAAAAATAAAACGTGGTAAAATAGTTATAAAAATAAAGCGTTTTCTGAGCGTTTAGTTTTTATAGCGTTTTTTAGTTTAATTTTTATAGTTATATTATAACAGATGTAATTATAAAAGTAAAGTGTTTTTTCGCTTATTTTTTAAAAATTCGAGGTGTATAATGTCCCTTAACTACGAGAAATTCGCAGCATTATTGGAAAAGTCTAATACATCTGCGTATAAGGTCTGTAAAGACACAGGTTTATCTTCCTCAATGTTTACTTTCTGGAAAAATGGTAAATCAACACCAAAAGCAGATAAAATTCAAAAAATAGCTGATTACTTTAACGTTCCAGTAGGTTACTTTTATGAAGATAAAGACTACGCTCTCGGTGTAACAGAACAACAAGCAAAGTCCCTCGGCATAGACACTGAAGCAGTAAAGCAGCAGCTCAAAGCCCAGCTTCTCGACGAACAGGCTATTGAGATTGCTAAACAGATTCAGAAGCTCGATGACACCCAAAAGATGGCTATCGAGCAAATTATAAAAGGGCTGTTGCAAGGCAAAGGCAAGGCCTGACTTCCCCTTCGCCAGCATGGCATAATACCTTGCAATCTAAAGGAAGGAGGTTAAAACGAAGTCGATGTCATACCACTAACGAGTATGCACAGCTGATTCGACAATTACCAACAGAGCATGTGTATTTCCTGCTACTCTGCATAGAAATTGCCAACCAACTGGTTGCAAAAAAAGCAAGCTGAAACTGTAAAATGCGGACTTAATGATTCAACTTGATGTTAGGGGGATTCCTTTTAGGGAGCCATTTGTAGAAGAACTACAGCGATAAGAGGGCGCATATGTCCGTCCTCTTTTTCGTGTGTATAAAAAGGAAGGAAGTCGGTATTAATGTTCGGGTGGTTTTCACGCAAAGCATCAAAGGAAGACATTCAAAATTATATAAAAATGCTAACCACTGTAGCCATGGAAGACAAATACGAAGATAAGGCACAGCTTACCAATATGTATAATTTCATAAAGGAAAAACATATTACAGATGAACAACTTGCTGAAGCTCAATCTATGGCTTGTAATAACATTTGGTCTGATATAATGCAGGACGGAATAGTAACAGAAGATGAAGCGCAGAAATTTAGCAAGTATTTGCTTGTATGCGAACATCTCACTCCTAAAGAAGTAAAATACTGGAATGGAAAAATAGAGCTAAACAGAACCCTATACGACATCACAGTTAACGATAAATTACCGATCTATGATAAAAATGATGTTCAGATCATATATAAGGACGGCGAAATACTTCATTATTCAGCATACGCAGATATGATGAAAATGAAAACTGTTACCAAAAAAATTAATTATTCCGGACCATCTGCATCTATACGCATCTGTAAAGGCGTTCGCTATCATGTAGGCTCTATGAGTGTATCAAGAAAAACATCTTCTTTTTGGACTTCTGACTCATGGGGCATCTTTTGGATAAGCAATATGCGTATAGGCTTTTTAGGCAGCTCAAAAGCTTTTGCTTTCCCAATCTCCAAGCTGTTCTCTATTTCTGACGGTGACGGTGGATTACACATCTTTAAAGAAGGACGAGCAACGCCGTACATTATACGCCTATCGGAATACGAAGAACCATGTGCTATAATATCGAATTTACTTAACAAACAATAAAGGAAGTCAGCATCAATGAAAAGAATATTCATAGCGCTCATAACTATTTTCTGCATCGGAACATTCACAATGTCGGCAGAAGCTTATGTAGCTAATCGCAACACTGGCAAGATACACACAAACACTTGCAGATTCGTACCAAAAATGAGCGGCGGCAGTAAAGTTTACATAAATTCATTAGCAGAAGCTAAAGCATCAGGCTATACGCCTTGCCAGCGTTGCCGTCCGTTTTAAGGATGATATAAAATGAAAAAAATTCTTCTTATTTTCACTATCCTTTTTATGTTTGCTGGCTTGCCGTTTTGCGAAGCATCGAAAGCAACCAACGCAACATATATCAATGACAATTATTTTGTAACAGCGGAATCCATCTTAAAAGATTACTTTTTCCCTAAATTTGAAAATGTCATGAAAACATATCCGGAAAATGCAAAAGATATTGCAGGAGCAGATTTAGCAATATACACTAAGCCTAAACTGCAAGAGCTAAAAGAAAAACTGCAAAATGATTCCAGGGCAAAAGATTCTTATATTGCTACATTGACAGATACATATATTTCTTGCGTGATAAACTTTTTAGATGTAACGGCACGAGTAAAAGACAAGCCATCACTAGACAAAAACACCTGGCTTGCAGATTGGAAGGATTCGGCTGCTAAAGTCAAGGAAGCAAACGACAAATTCAAACTAGCATATAGCAATGCGCAGTCGACAAAATAAATCAGCAGACCAGAAATGGTCTGCTTTTGTGCTTTTTGAAATAAAAAAGGCTTGAAAAACAGTCTGAACATAAAATTCCAGGTTGCTTTTCAAGCCAGTGTTTTTATACAGTTTATATCACTATTTTTATAAATTAAAAATCTTATCAGAGCTTCATATTTAGCTTATATGAGCATTTAACTTTTACTAATATAAATATAAGTAGAAGCCTTGAAAAGTCGCGTATAAGCTAAATATGAAAGAGATTTTTTAGCGTTTTTGGCAAAAAATTACATGAAGGGAGCTGCAGAACATGACAGTAACAAAAAATCTGAAAACAGGAAAATGGGACTGCGCTTTTTGGTATAAAGATTGGCAAGGCGTAAGAAAACATACAACCAAAAGAGGTTTTGATAAAAAGCGTGATGCTGAAAAATACGAAAGCGACATGAGAAACAAAACTCATACACATGATCCGAAATTCAGCGAAGTTATTGCAGCATACCGGGAAGAGCTGGACAGCAAACTAAAGCTAGGAGAATTAAAGCAATCGACTGTTGACGGAAAAATCCAGGCATTGGAATATTACGTTCTCCCCTTCTTCGAGAATATGAACGTCGATAAAGTTACTCCGCTTCAAGTTATGCGTTGGCTTGCACTTCAAAATGAGAAATCAGAAAAAGAACGTCTTTCAAGCAGACTGCTAAACCGCATTCGCTCAGAACTAAATCAGGTCTTTGAATTCTCGAAAAGAAACTTCGGGACAAAAAATAACCCTGTCACTCTAACAGACAGGGTAAAGCCATATTCAAACGATACACGTGCGAAGTTATGGACAGTTGAACAGTATAAAGTTTTCTATGATGATATTGAGATAGCTTCGCATAGAGTGCTATTCAATATCATCTTTTGGGCAGGCTTGCGAATAGGTGAAGTTTTGGCACTAAAAATCGAGGATATATCTCCATATAAAATTCACGTTGACAAATCACTCATGAGGATAAACAATAAAGACGAATACGTCATCAGCACAACCAAGACAAGAAGCTCTGTTCGTGATGTTGAGATACCGAAATACCTCTATCATCAAATCATGGACTACATAAGCACCCTTTACAAGGTCAAAGCCGAAGATTATATCTTTGACGGCATAAAGCCGACGGCTATCAGAACATATATGCGCTATCACTGCATTAAGTTAGGCTTGCCAAGAATCAGCCCTCATATTCTCCGGCACAGCTATGCTTCCATGCTTTATGCAACTACCGGAGATATTTTGGCAGTCGCTGAACAGATTGGTCACGCAGATACAAACACAACCTTCAAATTTTATGCTCACATGATGCCTGAAGCTAATAGAAAAGCTGTCGACAAATTAGAGAGCCTAACTGTGGATAACTTGCCCAAAAATAGCGAATTTTAATTTTTGGAACTCATTTTGAACTCAATCAATAAAAAAAGAACCGCCAAACCCCATGAATACTAGGGTTTAGCGGTTTTTGTTTATAGTCCCTTTTACT